CTTTAACCCATACTCTTAAATCTGTTTCACTATGTGACGCAAATGATGTGCATCTAATAGTTAAAGGTATCATTGAAGCTTCTGTGGGTGTTGGCGTTGGAGTATCGGTTGGTGTAGGTGTTGTACATGGTGTACACGATGAAGGGTTAAATAAGACTGATGGTGTTGTGTCTTTGGTCCATGATCTTACATTAACACCGTCAGAAACATAGTACGTACCATTTGATAGTGGTGGAATTTCAGTTGAATTTAATGTTGTATAATTACAATAATCAGGACCTCCTGTAAATGAAACATTTGTTAATATTTGTCCACTAACTTGTCCACACGCACCGTTAATTGTTGACGATAAATATAACTGTATAGTCGGTGTTGGGGTTGGCGTTGGTGTTGCAGTGGGAGTAGGTGTTGGAGTTGTGGTAGGTGTAGGTGTTGGAGTTGTGGTAGGTGTTGGTGTGGGTGTGGCGGTTGAAGTTGGCGTTGGAGTATCGGTTGGTGTTGCAGTGGGAGTAGGTGTTGGAGTTGTGGTAGGTGTAGGTGTTGGTGGAATTATTTCTCCTCCACCACAGGTAACTGTCGATGAAGATGTCCAATCACTTTTAATTCCTCCGCAATCGGTCCTCATACCATAGTCATAAGTTTCACCATCGGTTAGGGATGTGATTACTAAAGGTGAACTTGAAGTTGTACCTGTTGTATATGTAACATCTGATGATAGTTTATATCTATATTCAAAAGTACAACCTATACAACTCACAGGTGGTGTCCAATTTATAGTTAAAGTTGCCATTTATATTTTGTTCATATTTTAATTAATTTATATTGGACAAATTGCCGATGGTTGACCGTCTTTCCACATTGTAACAGAAACATTTAATGGTGTTGGATCGACAATATATTCATCATATCCAACAAAGTTATCGATTGGTACACTTGTGTACAATTGAATTGGAGTTGATAAATCACAAACTATAAAATTCACTATATTACCTGATCCGTTTTGCCAAAATCCTTTTATTTTATATGGTAATACCAATTCACTTACGGTTAATGTTCCATTTTTTCCCGATTCTGATAATGTTACATTTTCATTTAACAATATGTTATTATCTTTATCATATATTGTTATTCCTCCTCCAGCATTTTCTGTTATTGACCAAAATAATTGTGTTGGTGTAACTGTGGGAGTTGGTGTTGGTGTAGGAGTTACGGTTGGAGTTGGCGTTGGCGTATCTGTTGGTGTAGGAGTAGGGGTTGCAGTTGGTGTAGGAGTTACGGTTGGTGTAGGAGTTACGGTTGGTGTAGGAGTTACGGTTGGTGTAGGAGTAGGAGTTGCAGTTGGTGTAGGAGTAGGTGTGGGTGTTGGTTTGTTTTGTACCGGTAAACACAATGTATTTCCACTACATACTCCATTAGGTGCTATTTTAATATATGATGTGTTATCATTAATGTTTGTAATCGTGATGCCAGGAGTGTTTAATGTTGACAATAAAACACTTCCATATGATGGAATTAGTGTACAAGAATTACAATCACCATCAGTACATTCTAAAATTTGTACTGTTGATATTTGTGTCCCTCCTGTAATTCCTGATATCGTTATATTAAATGACATATTTTATATTAATTATTAACAAGTAACAAAAACTCCTACTCCACTGGAATTAACAAGTATATTGAAATAAATTATATTACTTGAGGTTGCAACAAAACTGTATGGTGTTGTTTTACCACAATATCCAATATAATTATTTATATCAATTGCTTCTGTATTATCTTGATTTTGTCCTTCACCAAATTGAATATCTTGATCACCGGTGTTTGTTAATCCAATATAAATCATATCACCAATATTCGCATATATTGCACTACTAACATTTGGGTAATTTGACATCTTTAACCCATACTCTTAAATCTGTTTCACTATGTGACGCAAATGATGTGCATCTAATAGTTAAAGGTATCATTGAAGCTTCTGTGGGTGTCGGAGTGGGTGTTGGTGTAGGTGTAGGAGATGTACAGCAAACTCCTGTATCTTCATATGTTGACAACACTTGGAACGGTGTTATCGGATAACTTGAACCAAATTCTTGTTGGTCATCGTGATAATAATAAACTATTGGTTGATAATCACCATTTATTGTTGAACAAAATGCGTTTGTATATGTACCGTCAGTGTCATATATTAATTCTTCTTGTGTTAATAATTCAGGGCAATTCCAATACAATACATATACCTTACCATCTTCAGACGGATTTGTGTTTCCTGTTGCTGACAACAAATCATTTGAAGAAATTGTTACATCAAAATATACACATTCACACGGTTCTGTTGGGGTTGGTGTTGGTTGGCGTTGGGTCGTTATTACATATCAAACTATCTATTATTGGTGGAGCACAATTAGCAACATAAAAAACACCTCCACCAACTACTAATCCAATATCACAACATCCAACACAGTCACCATAGTAAATTGAATCATGTGTGTATATGTTTTGTATTAGATACCCTGTGTCAGTTGTTTCACCTGTATAGACAAATTTGAACCAATATTGTGTATTAAATGTTGCACCCGTAAAAACAATAGGATTAACATCATAATCTCTATAAGTTGATCCTGTATAGATCACACCACTATTTGCACCTATAGAATATGCAGAAAAACCAGAGACATGACTTCCTAAAGTTGTTCCGGTTTTGTAAAATAATGTAAAATTATTTTCTAAGTCTATATTGTGTAATCTAATGTTCAACCCCATGATATAATAAATACAACTCAAAGAAAATTAAATAAAAAACCCTTCAAATTGAAGGGTTTATTGTTTTAAAATATTTTTAACTTTAATGTAATGGATAAATTGTATCAGTTGAATTAATCATCATATTTTGATAATACGATTGATTAATTGTTTGTGTTTTTTTTGTTTGATTGTTATCTAACATAAATAATCCGTACATTAGTGTTGAAATTAATAATAACATTAATAAAAATTTATTAGTTTTTTCTGACTCGTTTTTAAGAATTAGTTCCATTTTCAATAATTTTTTTTAATTCGTTTATTTGATTTTGTTGTTCTTTAATTGCCTCGATTAATAATGGTACAATTTTTTCATACTGAACAGTTAAGTAATTTTCACCACTCTTCGAATTATCGTTACCATCATTATCAAATGGTGCAAGTTTTACTGCCTCAGGAAGTACATCTTTAATTTCTTGTGCAAACACACCGACTAAACTTTCTTCTGTATTAAAGTTTGCAACTTCTTTTGCCAATTCATTCCAATTATAAGTGAAACCTTTTAATGATAATACTTTATCTAATGAATTTTCAATTGGTTTAATATTAGTTTTTAATCTTTTATCAGATGAATATGCCACAACATCATTCGAAGCATCTATTCTACCGGCGGTAGCATTTGGATTTACATTAACACCAAGTGCACCTGATATAATTTTTTGGCTACCGTTAACTTCTAAATGATATGTTGGTGCAGTACTACTATTGAATCCAACTTTACCACTATCATCGAATCTGTGAAATCTATTGGTTGCTGCAACATCATCATAAATTTTCATGTAGAATCCACCTTGTGAGTAGATATGCATCATATCAGTTGGTGTAATTTCACCTTCTCTATATGATATGTTGAAATTTGCAGATCTGGCAGCAACACTTGCGTTTATTAAATTTACTTCCTGTAAACTTGATAGAGTGGCCCCTGTATATACTGAAGCAAGTACAGTTGTATTTCCTGCAGAATCATTCTTAATAAGTGCACTTTGTCCATTAAATGTGAAATAAGCTTCACCATTAATTAGTCCACTTGTACCTGTTGCAGTCAATACATAATTGTCGTTATTGTTGTTAATCGTTGCCGCTCCTGATGTTCCAGAAGAACCATTAGATCCCGATGTGCCAGAAGAACCATTAGATCCCGATGTGCCAGATGAACCATTAGATCCTGATGTTCCAGAAGAACCATTAGATCCTGATGTTCCAGAAGAACCATTAGATCCTGATGTTCCAGAACTACCTGATGAACCGCTTGACCCTGAAGAACCACTTGAACCACTACTTCCTGAAGAACCACTTGAACCACTACTTCCTGAAGAACCAGATGATCCGCTTGAACCACTACTTCCTGAAGAACCAGATGATCCTGATGTACCCGATGATCCATTAGAACCTGAAGTACCAGAAGTTCCATTCACACCAGACGTACCTGAAGAACCAGATGATCCTGATGTTCCAGAAGAAGATGCATTTGTTTTTGTTTCTAATTTTCCTGTTAATGTATTATAAACAACAACTTCAGTTGATGTTGATCCTGTTGTAAATCCATTAACATAAATCGATCCTGTAAATTGATGATTATCATCCAATGTGTCACCAAATTTTGTTGATCCTGATGAGTACATTACCGATGACGATACATATGTAACAAAAAATTCGTTAGCACTTATTGTACCTTTAACATCTAATGAACCTGTAACTTTTAAATTATTTGTTGTTGACCAATATGATCCCGTTTGAGCAAAAATTGAATCACCTGATGTTCCTGACGATCCGCTTGAACCTGAAGTACCTGATGTACCCGATGATCCACTTGAACCTGAGGTACCTGAAGTACCTGATGATCCACTTGAACCGGAAGATCCGCTTGATCCTGATGTACCTGAAGTACCCGAGCTACCAGAGCTTCCACTTGAACCGGAAGATCCGCTTGAACCGGAAGATCCGCTTGAACCTGAAGTACCTGATGTACCCGATGATCCACTTGAACCTGAGGTACCTGAAGTACCTGATGAACCATCTGATCCACTCGTACCTGAAGTACCAGATGTTCCATTTATACCTGATGTTCCTGAAGTACCTGAAGTACCAGATGTTCCATTTATACCTGATGTTCCTGAAGTACCTGAAGTACCAGAAGTACCAGAAGATCCAACTTGTCCGGCGGTACAGAAGATTGTACTTACACAATTACCACTACACTCTGAATAAACAAAACCAGATGGACATGTGTATCCTGATGATAAATAATCTCCATTTATATCTTGTACTATTGTTGCGGTTGTTTCTCCACTTGTTGTATAAACTACATTTAATTCAGAGTAAGATGTTGCACCTGTTAATTCTGATAACGTATTGTCATAAATTTCACAACCAAAACCTGCATCACTTCCTAAGTTTAAACCATATATTTCAAGAATATGTGTACCTCCACCTATTTGAATAGGATAAACATGCCACCATTTAAATTGTTCGTCATTCCAAACATTTCCATACGTGTTTAAAATTTCAACGCCGTCAAGTACAAATCTATACTCATTGTCCCCACCTATACCAACATAATATGTTTTTTCTGAAGTAAATCCACTTAAACAAACTGAGAATCCAACCCAAGTATCAATAGGTGCACTTCCATATGGATTGGTCCATAATGCACATCTATTCAACGGACCGACAGTTGATAAGTTGGGGTTACCCCAAGTTGTTCCTGTATAACTTCCACCTGATTGAGGTGTACTATATTGAAAATCGTAAGTGCCTGTACCATTTGAATTAAAATCACTCGACATGAATTGTGTACCGAAACTACTGTACACATTTAATGTACGTCCAGTCAAATTGATTGCTGAGGTTGGTGCAGTTGCACCTGTAACTTCTGTTCTATAATATGATGTTGAATTATATTGTTCCCAAACGTAATCGGGATCACATCCTGAACTATCAAATACAAAACTTGTACCAGATGTACCCGATGATCCACTCGAACCCGAAGAACCACTTGTGCCAGATGTTCCTGATGTACCCGATGATCCACTTGAACCTGATGTACCAGATGTACCTGTAGATCCACTACTACCACTTGTTCCTGATGTACCAGATGTACCTGTAGATCCACTTGAACCAGAAGTACCACTTGTTCCTGATGATCCACTTGATCCAGAAATACCAGATGTTCCAGATGTGCCTGAGGATCCTGAAGATCCACTTGTCCCTGTAGATCCTGATGATCCACTTGAACCACTTGTTCCTGAAGTACCTGATGTACCTGAGGTTCCACTTGATCCATTTATACCTGAAGTACCTGATGTTCCTGAAGTACCGGATGACCCTGATGTACCACTTGAACCGGAAGATCCACTTGTTCCTGATGTACCACTACTTCCTGAAGAACCAGATGATCCTGAAGTTCCTGATGTTCCTGATGAACCAGAGGTACCAGAAGATCCTGATGTACCTGAGGTTCCTGATGAACCGTCTGATCCTGATGTGCCCGCAGACCCGCTTGTTCCACTTGTTCCAGAAGAACCTGAAGTGCCTGATGATCCGTTTGACCCACTTGTTCCTGATGTACCAGAAGAACCTGATGTTCCCGATGGTGTTGATCCAATTATTAATAAGAGTTGTTGATTATTTGAAAATATAGACGATCCACCTTGACTTTGTAAAGTTGAAGGAAACGTATAATAAGTTGTATTATCAACTGATGTACCAATCATCCATCTTTGGTAATTCAAATGGCTTGATTGATCTTGTAAAACTATAACAGATCCCGATGCAAGTGTTCCTAAGAAAATATCAAGATTATTATTTAAACCATCGGTATCACTTATATTTAAACTTGTTGCACCTGTCTGAGACACATTATCCCATAGTATGAAACTTGTTCCAGGATCACCACTTGTTGAGTTTGTTTTTGCTTGATAATTAAAAAAGGAATTTGAGAGACCTGAAGTACCTGATGTACCAGCAGATCCGGAACTACCTGATGAACCAGATGTTCCTGAAGTACCAGATGTACCACTACTTCCAGAAGATCCTGATGTACCTGATGTTCCTGAAGTACCCGCAGTTCCGGATGAACCTGAAGTACCACTTGTTCCTGAAGTGCCAGATGAACCTGATGTACCTGAAGTACCGCTACTACCACTACTACCAGATGATCCTGAAGTTCCTGAACTACCAGATGATCCTGAAGTTCCACTTGTTCCCGATGATCCCGATGTTCCTGAAGATCCTGATGTACCTGATGTTCCTGAAGTACCTGAACTACCACTTGAACCGGAAGATCCACTTGTTCCTGATGTACCAGTACTTCCTGAAGAACCTGATGTACCACTTGTTCCTGATGTACCAGATGATCCTGATGTTGAGGTGTATGCAACTGCAGCTACACCAATATTTTTAATATTAACTATAATAGATGGTGCGGCTGGTGCAATAAAAGGAGTTGTTGTTCCACTTAATGCAGTAAGTCGAGCATATTGAGATTCACTTGCCATGACAAGTTGTACTTCATCACCTTGAGTTAAATCTAATATTATACTAACAAAAGGTAATTGTAGCGTAGAATTCGCAACCAAATCAATATATGAATCTGATCTCGGAACATCTGTTCCATTTACTCGAAGCCAAAAACTCATTAAAGATTCTGTTCCTTGAGTTTTTTCCACTTGTGGTGAATATGAAAACTCATATATACCATTATAATTTACTTGAACGGTATTTCCACTCAATAATGTAATACCATTTTCAATTTCAGTATCTGTATATGATACAATTGTTGGTGTATTCGATGCGGTAACATTTTGTGTTTGATTACTACTATAAGAAGCATAATAGTTCATAACACCCGCACCAGAACTTCCCGAAGATCCCGATGAACCAGATGTTCCACTTGTACCAGAACTTCCCGAAGATCCCGATGAACCAGATGTTCCACTTGTACCAGTCGAACCAGATGATCCACTTGTACCAGATGTTCCTGAACTACCAGATGAACCAGATGATCCACTTGTACCAGATGTTCCTGAACTACCTGACGTTCCTGAAGATCCAGCAATACCAATTGGTATTACTAAGAATTCATCGTCATTATTTGGTAATGATCCTCCAGAAGATACTTGTGAAACCACATAATCCTCATAGGAAGATTGTAATGGATTTATCGCATCAATTCTTAATGTCTTGAATGTCATCGGATCATTTTTCTTGACAAATTTCAAGTATGATCCAATTTGTAAATTATTTAAAAATGTTGTAAAACTTGATAACGAAGGGATATACGCAATATCACTAACCGCCAATGCAGATGGTGATGTTCCCCAATCTGTTATATTAAATCTAAAATAGCCCGATGTTGGGTCTGAAGATGTATCGTTACTTGAACTATACTTCCATATTGCTAAGTGACCTTCTAAACCTTGATTACCGCTTGTACCAGATGTACCTGATGAACCATCTAAACCTGAACTACCTGAAGTACCGTCAGCACCTGAGGTTCCACTTGTTCCTGAAGACCCGTGTGTACCATCTAATCCCGATGTACCAGATGAACCTGATGTGCCTGATGAACCACTTGTACCTGATGTACCTGAGGTTCCACTTGTACCTGAAGTACCGTCACCACCAGAAGCACCATCAAGATTAATTTCCCAAGAATTATATGTTCCACTACCGAAAGATCTTGTAACATATACAGAAAATGCACCTGTATTTAAATCATATGAAACTATCTCTCCCTCCATATAATTTGAGGGACTATTAACAACAATAACAGATTGTACCGTTGTATATGCTAAATTCGTTCCACCTGTGAAATTTATTGTTGTTCCGCTTGGTGAAACTGAAAAATTTGTATTTGAAGTTGTAAAATATTTGTCCCCACTTATACCCGAACTACCTGAAGTTCCTGAAGATCCTGATGTACCTGATGTTCCTGATGTACCAGCACTACCTGACGTTCCTGATGAACCGGACGTACCCGAACTACCACTTGTTCCACTTGTACCACTGGAACCATCCGTACCAGATGTACCTGATGTACCCGATGAACCAGATGAACCACTTGTTCCTGATGTGCCATCAATTCCCGATGTACCAGAAGACCCCGAAGATCCTGATGATCCACTTGTACCAGATGAACCCGTGGTTCCTGATGAACCAGAAGTTCCTGATGTACCTGAGGTTCCACTTGTACCTGAAGATCCGTCCGAACCAGAAGTTCCTGAAGTACCAGAAGATCCACTTGTACCTGAAGAACCTGAAGTACCTGAAGTACCTGATGTACCAGCACTACCCGATGTTCCTGAACTACCAGATGTTCCAGATGTTCCATTTGAACCAGAGGTTCCCGAAGATCCGTCTGAACCAGATGTTCCTGATGTACCAGACGTACCTGAAGTACCATTTTGTCCTGTTGCACCATCGAGATTAATTTCCCAAGCGGTATATGTACCTCCTCCTGTTGAAGAAGTTGGTGCACTAAATTGTAATTGACCTGTTGATGGATTATATGATGTTACGATACATTCTTGATATGTTGTTGGATCACCGCTTACCGCAATTACAATAGATTGTGCGGTTGAATATGATAAATCCGTTCCAACTGTTAATGTACCACTATTTGGTAATGTAAAAGTACTTGTTGATGTTGTTTTATATCTATCACCATTTAAACCACTTGTTCCTGACGATCCGCTTGATCCTGAGGTACCTGATGTTCCTGTTGATCCCGAAGATCCGCTTGTCCCTGATGATCCACTCGTACCGGACGTACCCGAACTACCTGAAGTACCGCTTGATCCTGAGGTACCAGATGTTCCAGACGTACCTGAACTACCTGACGTTCCGCTTGATCCTGATGTACCCGCAGAACCTGATGTACCTGATGAACCCACTGATGTCATCAGATCCCAATCATCGGGTGTTATATCAGGAGACGTTGCTCCTGGATTTGTATTCGAATCATTAGTAACTGCTGTAAGCGAGCCGGAGGGTAGTTCTGTTATCTTCTTATCGTACATTTTGTTTTATGAATTAATTATAAATATTTTATTTATGGTTCATAGTTTAAATAATCTCCATTTTCACCTAAAATTTTATTTCCATCTTCTTGTAATATTCTTTTTGTTGCAGAAGTTGGTGTCGGAGTTGGTGTAGGTGTCGGAGTTGGTGTTGAGGTTGGTGTAGGTGTTAAGGTTTGTGTAGGTGTTGGGGTTGGTGTAGGTGTTGGGGTTGCCGTTGGAGTTGGTGTAGGTGTTGGGGTTGCAGTTGGAGTTGGTGTAGGTGTTGGTGTAGGTTCAATTGGTAATATAGGTAATGTTGGACATGGTGTTGCCAAATTAGATGTTGAACAAACAGTTTCATAATTTCTTGTTAATGCTGTGATACTCATGGTATCATCATCATATGGACAACAATCATCGTTAATATAGTACTGTTGTAACCCTATATTATCCAGTTCAAATTCCTCGTATTCGTGTTGTAATAATATTTTGTAATTAATATTACCATTAAGTGTTATTAAATTTGTTGGTTGTGGTGATTCAAAATTTATATTGTGATATACATTCGATTCACAATAATTTAAATCTACTGAGATTACCTCTAATAATTCGCCCTCTTCAGTGATTAAATAATCTCCCGTTTTATAATAATCATCAGGATAGTCACAACAAGGTTCAATTTGTTGAGGTGGTTTTACCTGTAAAAATTCAGGTAATCTGTTATCAAAAAATGGAACTTTAACTTTTGATACTACAAATGTATCTTCATCAACTTCATATTTTGTGAAAACCCTAACTCTTGTTGTTGGTAAAATTTCAAATGTTTGATCTTGTGATCCTGTTGTTCCTTTTGGTCTCGCAACAATTACACTTTTTTTAACAGAACCTAAACAATCTATTCTTGATATTGTATGTGATGTTAATGAGTATGTAAAACTATAATCATTATTTTGATCTGCATTTTGAAATTGTTGATTTGTAAATCCTGAACACGGTAAATAAATTGCAGATAAAAGTTCATCACCAGGTGTCAAATCTTTCACATATACTTGTCTACTATTTGCAATAGTTGGTGTTGCACCTGTTACTCTATATACGATTGTATCATGCTTTAATCCATGATTATATGTGTTACGATACTGAACTTTAGGTTGTATTGTATACCCTGTTGAAGAATTATAAGTTACATATTTTAATTGTAATCCTAATATTTTTGCCTTCACTTCACAGTTTGCAGCATCAGTGAATATAAAATCAATTTCGTCATTTTCAGTGAAACCAGTAAGTAAAAATCTACAAGTATTTCCATCAACTCTATACATTGTGATACCTGTAGTAACATAAGGGTCACTATAATCATTATCACAATTTTTACGTATATAAAACGGCCACGAACTCCAAGACCCATTTTGAATTGTATTACCTGTTATATCAATAATAATATTTGATTGTAACTTACAATCAGTATTACCCGTGAAAATATCACATGGTGTTGAGAATTCAACATACATATCACAAGATGGTGATATTGATGGGTCTGTCATAAAACTATATGTAAAATAGTTTTCTACAGAACAATCATTAGGACCATACTTTATAGATGTAAATTTAACTTTTTCAACTCCATCAACGTCGGTAAAAAATTTATATTTTATTTTTGGTTTATATTCTATAAGACCATTGTCCATAGTTCTTGTTATCCCACTTGTGTATGCGGTATATGGTGCATAATCTTCATACCCCGCAGTTGATGAATATCCTGTAACAGTTTTATTGATTCCTTCATCAATTAATGTTGATATTGCAGATTTCCACAAATTTTTTATTGCATCAACATCAGGACTTAAATGTGTTTTATAATCACAAATTAAAGGTAATGTTTGTGCTGATGATGTTCCCTCACATGTATTTAATGTGTATCCTGTATGTAATGCGGCACTCAACCCCGAAACAGATGTTGTGCCACTTATTACGATTGTCATTCCTGTTGTCAAATCATCATAATCAGGTCCACCATATTTTATTCCATCTATTTCTATGACAGGATAATAGGTGACTCCCGTTAAGTTAATTAATCCTCTAAAATTATCTTCATAACCTAATAAAGTTTCAATATCTTCCTCTATTGCATTTTCAAAATCAGGATATAACTCCTCAATAAATTCTTTTGGTTGACAACCAAATTTATATTGATATTTTGGTCTACCAAATAAATTATTTTCAATTAAATTACCTCCCGTCCATAAAGTGGTTGATGGAATAATTTGATCTAACACTTTAGTCCAATACGGACTCATTCTTGTAATAAACTCATGTACATCAGGAAAATTATATGGTACAAAATTGTTATTTGTAATATAATCTTGATAAATGTCTTCTAATTTTATATAGTTTTTTCTATATCTAATTGTATGTGAATTTGTTATTTGTTGATGAATTGTTTTATCTAAAAATTCAGCAAATGTTAATCCTGTTTGTGGTAACAATGTTGCACTACCAAAACTTAATTCAAGATCTCTTGATTTTCTATATATGTCATAATCAACAGTCTGTGATACCGAAAGATAAATTCCTATATTTTTTCTATTAAGAATAAAAGGAGAAGTTTCATTAAGTAATGTTTTTTCTGAATCAATTATAGGTTCCAAATCATAACCAGTATCTAAACCTGGTAATGTTCTGAAATTATCAAAATATTCTTCACCATATGAATATGGTTTATTTTTTGTTACAACTGTTTTAGTTCTTCCTGTCAATATAGAATTTTCTTCATCTAAAATTGTTGTTGGTCTGTGGTTGGATGTTAAATCATACCAACCTGATCCCGCCTGAAAAAATTGATTTTCAGACGATCCTGATAAGAATTTAGGTAATGTACTATTTCTTTCTACGGGATAACCATCTCTATCTAAATTTGTTGTACCTGTTACCGATGAAGTTTCGTATGAATACGTATTTGAATTAAACGATGCGGTATTAAGTGTTTTAACACCATTAATCACATCAAATATATCACTCTCCAAATCGTTTGATTTTGGAAAAGATTTTACTTTATATGCATACTGTTCCAATTTCATCATTGGATCCGCGGCACCAATAAACTTTAAAAAGAAACTTAAAGATTTTTGAGTTCCTTTTGATTTATAGATGTATGCAAGATTTATAAGCATTCTTCTATAAAACTCATATTCCGCATCAATAATCGAGCTACCAAAAGTTAATCCTGAATATTGTGTTGATGTTTTTGTGTATAAAAGTTCATCTAAATTTTTTTCATCAAATAATGAAATTGTGTCTAAACCTAAAGTTGTTGATAAATTTTTTAATAAAATATCGGGTAAGTTATTTATACCATCATAACTAACATTTCTCATGTATGCTATGTTGTCTATAAACTTTTTTATATTATCAAAACTTTGTCCGTATAATTGAAATATCGCCTCTGTTTTTTGATCTTGAGTATCAAATTCAAAAAGTTGTGGTGCAACTAAAAAACGAGTGACGATATTTGATTTATAATCATCTATTTCATCGGCAATATCCGAGACATTGGTAATGTATTCGTTAAAATCTAAACCAACGATTTGTATATTCCAATTATCTTTTGATAACGGCCAAGAGTATTCAACGGTAACAAGACTTGTTTTAGTTTGGTCGAAACTATCTCTCGGTACTTTAAATCTACTTGTATATTTTGGTGATCCATCTCTATTTAATAAACATTCTTCAACATCATCTAAAGATAAAAAAAATTCTTCTGTAACCGCGTTATTTGGTCTAATTAAAAAACTATTACTATAAGTTGATGCATTATTAAAAATGTTACCACTAACTTTAAGTGTAATGATATTACTACTGTTTGGTTGTGTGTAATTTAAAATATCATATGTATTTCCATTTATATCAACTACATATTTTTTAAATGAAGAAAATAAATCACGTAATGGATTTTCACTTGATTTAGCACCAACAGCTTTTGGTTTTGTTAGTTTGATATCAAAAACATTATAAATCATTGCAGCCTCAATTTTAAATTGAGTTGTTTTTGATGATATGTCATAAGACGCCTGAAATGCTGTTAATCCACTAATTGTTACAGGACTATCCTTATCAACATATAAAGCAGCAGGAAATTTTTTAATTATTTGTTCAATCGAAACTCTTAATCTACTTTTTAAAGAACCATATAATGATTTTCCTGCATCATTTTTTGATGTTCTAAATCTTATAGATTTCTTTTTTTGAACAACACTTTCTTCAGTTGTCGGTGTAACAGTAGGATCGACTTTTAACTTATCTAATGTAAAATATTCAGAAAAAGGATTAATTTTAAATTGTTTAGATTCTTTTTCTGGTGTTGAGGTATCTAAATCAAAGTTCGTGTTCGTTAATTGAGCACTTCCATTAGTAATCTGATTACCAACGAGGTTATCATTAAACGTATCCGCACCACTTGCAGCCTGACTCGGGACTTTTCTTTTTGCCATTATACCTCTGTAATTGTATCAAAACCTAATGTTTCATCTATATCAGTTCTTTCTTCTCTGATTTCATATAGTGTTTCATCAAGCTCATCTTTTATTTCATACAAGTTATATTGCTTGTATATGTTATTATTATTATCGTAAATTGTGTAAATACCAGGTGTAATCGCCTTACTTTGATTACCGTAAAGTGCATGTGCGAGAGTTGTTGCATCATGTTCAACCATTTCTATCTCAATTGTGGTTGGATTCAAAAAAGTATTTGTTATAATAATTTTTTGATTTGGTGTACCAATATATGGTACAGTATTCGGTTTACTTGATGGTGCAGATGATGGTGTTAAAGTTAAAAATATCTGATTGGTCGCACTTTCACTATATTGATATCTTATTGCTTTATTAGTGGTATTATTCATGTTAGTCGTAACGGGAGTACAATAAAATGAAGATGTTACGACCCTATAAAAGTTTGGTATTTTTTTATTATCAGTTGTGTTTATGTATTCAACTCTATATCCAACCAATCCACTTGGAACGAACTTATTTCTGTCTTCAGTTGGAACATCAGCGATATTAACAATTAACCCCCTAACAGAAGGTAAAGACGCCAAAACACCACAATCTGTAATTTTTGTTCTAATTTGTTTGGGTCGTATATATAACGTATACACCCCAAGTTCTGAAAAATCTGATGCAGATAATTTCAGGTTGTATAAACCACCAAGTATTTCAACATTAGCCTGTCCACCTGTAGTACCATTATGGTAAACCGGTGTTAACACATCCTGAGGTGTTAACTTTTTATATGTAACTGTTGAGTTTGCAGTCCTACCAGATGCGTAGTGATATATGATCTCTACATCTGCTGGTGATACGTCTGCCGGTCTTATTATACCATAACTTCCTACTGCCATAAACTTTTATTAATAAATATAATTTTTATTGTTTTTTAATTTTAAAATATCCATTTCCGTATATATCAAGTTCACCTATGTTGTCAATTTCACCTAATCTAAAATTTTTCTCCATGACACCCTGTTTTCCTCTCTCAACAAAAATGTCAGAATAAATTGTTGGGTCATCAACAAATCCTATAAAGTGTTCATTTCTTGTTATGACATAGTTTACTACCTCCTCTTTAGTGAAACCAGATGTATGACCTGTAATCATGGTATATCCGTCAGAATAGTCTCTATAACTTAGTGTATCTATTGTATACCCTGTATACTTTACCACACCTGTAGAACCCGTCACACTACCAGATGTTAGAACTTGGGTATATCCTGTACTTCCATATTTTTTTAATTCATTTAATCTACTTTTTCCAAAAGAAACATATGTGAACTCAGTATTTCCTGTGTTATTGGTATAATCTAAATTATTAATATAATTTTGTGAACCTGTTGTTCCTGTTGTATATGGAATTGTAAATCCTGAAAATGTTCCTAATGGATTTTGGATAGTACCATCAAATTTTGGAAACACAATGTGTTTACTAACTTTTTGTTTGATCCATGGTGCATCTAAAGATATTGTAACAGTATATCCTGTTGTTCCAACATAGGTATACGTATGTGAAGTTGACGGTAACCCTGTTCCTAAAACACCACTATTAATTGGAAAATTTGAAGATGTTGTGTTGTCACCCCAATCAATTGTGAATGTTTGTTCAACTATTGTTCTAAGTTTCTCAGGATTGGTTGTTCCGTAAATTGTTAATACATTATTATTTTGTGTGTATGAAAAATTAACTATTTGATCAACTTGTTCAATATCACCATCAAAACCAACCATAACACCCATCTCATCTACAGTACTTTCTAATGGTAATAATATTTCATAATCATTTTGAATTGGCCCTGTATATGTGTTCCATTGTGTTCCATTCCATTTATAATAACCCGTTGGTAAACTACCTGTAACATTTTTAACAATGGTCCCAACACTTGGCTCTAAATTTGTTGTACCCGTCCAACTGACAAGGTTTTTTAATGCATCAATCCAGTATTTTTCTGTTAGTGAATACAGATTTACATCATGTATAACTTTTTTGACTATATGGTATCTATTTCTTTTCATTAACCTCTTCTTTCATAAAATTTTATTGGGTCTCCTCTTTTTCCTATTCTTGTTGATTTTGTTCCATCATATCTAAACACTTCATATGTTCTATTAATTTTATCAATATCGATTTGATAATACATGTCTCTATATTCAACAACTTGGTGTCCTATACTTGTTCCCGTATTTGTAAAATCTAAAATAGACCCATCTTTTGAATTAAAAAATTTAGCACTCATAAAGAATGTATTTCCCGTAGTACTTCCACTTAAATTTGTTTCCTCTAAAACAGTTTCATCATCAAACCAGAAAAAATACATATTTTCTTTGTTTCTATAGTTTGAACCCATAAAAACAGGAACAAATATGTTATCGTATAAATTTTGTCCCGTGTAAAAATATTTCTCACCTAATGGTAATGATAAATTTTTTGCAAAAACTAATCTACGATTTGTTCTATTTGGTTTTTCACATGTTAGTACATTATTAACAACGGTACCAGGAGTTTTATAAAATTCTAATCTGAAAAAACTTTCAGTAGACTGTTTCAACATTTTCACATTTTCATTTGTAGTTATACCAACTAAATTATAATCTAACCCATTTGTATATCCACTCGCCTCATCAATAAAATAAAAATTAAACCAAATATCTGTTTGTTCAATATTTGTAGTACTTGAAGTATATGTTTTATGGATATAACGAATAGTTTCTAAATTATCGGCCGGATTAATAATATCTCTAAGAACTTCTCCCTCGAATTCCGCCATATTATCCTGCCAACCAAGATCTAATTTAAAATCTTGTTCACCATTTATTAATATTTTTTGATCAGTATTTTTTCTTAATATTTTCATTTAACATTTAAATCTTCCTTTTTTATACTTATTAAACTTGAATACGCCATTTTGTTTATTATTAAATAACAATTCATTTTGTAAATGAAAGTTGATATTAGTCATAACATAATGTTGGTCATTTAGGTATGGGTAATCTGTTCCATTTCCTTCTTGATCTATAAAACCATGATCGTATACATCTCTCCATTTCCATAATTTATCTTTTTCATCGTAAACCGTATTCTCAGGTAAATTTAATATGTCGCGAGTATTTGCCGTTTCAACAAATGGTGATAATTGTCTTAATTTAATTCTGTAATGTGGTTGATAAAACAATCCTACTAAATTATTAGGAGTTGCACCCGAATAAAATGATGAAGAATCTTGTCCATGATCAAATAACGTTGTGGAGTTTACCGATTTTCTATGTGTTATTTTATGATACGCTTCACTTATTATTCGTTCTTTAAATTCTTTTTTATTGTATTCAACATATGCACCTGTTAATGTTGTTCCTGTTGGTAACTCTGTTCCTCCTGTAAAAACTAAGTTATTTGTGTTACCTGTAAATGTGGATCCTGAGATTGAAGTTTCTAATGTGGTATTTCCACTAAAATGATTATCTATCCAAGAATCATGAAAATTAAATCTATATCCAATTTTTGGTGGATAATTAAAATAACCATTTGCATTTCTATAAATTACAGTTACATATGCATCCGTTGGGGTATATTTTAAATTATTTGTGATTCCTGTAAGAACAAATGGTTTTTTAAAATCAAATATTAACGACTCCATTCTATTTCTCTCAACTATAACATCATTTTCTTGGAGTGCATTTTCAAAAATAATTTTCTTTTCATTTTCCCAAATATTACTTTCAAATCCAGCTTTATCTAAAATATAATCATTAACAGTTGTTAATGTTTTATGTTTGTGTACATAATATTGCGATGTTGTTCCTGTTATATCTTTATTATCTAAACATCTTTTACCTAAAACAAATGTTAATCCAGTTAAGGTATATCCTACTTTAAATTGACTTTTTAATAATTTAATAACATAATTTTCAGAATCATAAATTTCACTTCCAATAGCATCAATAGAAAATGTTCTTCCTGTTACATTAACACCACTATTAAGTGTTCCGCCTGAAATCACAACATATTCACCCTGACTCATTCCATGTTTTACGGGTGATGTTAAAACAAAAAAGTTACCTTCTTGTGAAACTCTAAATGGTATTCCATCTGCAGAAGTAAAACTATATGTTGTACCACCAGAGAAAGTATACTTCATTGGATATGTTGAATCTTGACCATGAATATAACTTAAGTATAAATTCCAATTCTTGTATGGTGCATTAATTGGGGTTATCGCAGTATGTCCTGTATATCCATAAATTGAAAATGTAGGATTATATGTTCCAATAGTTGATCCACTGACACTTGATGGTGTTATAACTTCTCTTATTGTGTCGTCTCTTAAAAAGGCAAATTCATTATAAGGAAAAAAACCATCATTTTTATCTTGTTCTGTTACTGTATATAGATTTTTTAATAAAGGATCGTATGTTGTGGTACCTGAATAAATGTTTCTAAAAATCATTTTTATTTTACCGTGTATCTTATACTTCTTACACTCATTTCTTTCTACGTTAAACAATTGATTTATATCTAAAACAATATCTCTTTCACCTTCTCTTAATAAAGTTTCATTGTTATCTAAACCAACTCTAACCGTAATATCTTCTTCGGGTGCCTTGTTGTATTTTTTTGATGGTAATATAATTTGTTTCTTTTCCATTATTCTGCAGATGTAAATGCTCCTTTATCACCAAATAGTTGTATAAATTTATCTACACCTGTCTTACCGTTTCTTAAACCAAAATAAAACATGAATGGTGTTGATAATATTTGTTTATTCGATCCACTATAATAATCTAATGTTGGTCTTATTATAAAATCTTTACTATTGTCCCAAGGTAAACTTGCCCAACCGTCTACAACGTTAAATGGTGTGGATGTATTGTGTCCTACGGGTCCAACTCTTGTGTACATAGTACCCGAAAGAGGATTATCAACTGTACCTGAACTAACATGTAAAATAGTGAAACCGGGATATTCTTTTCTGAATGTACTTCTTGTATCACTTAATGATACGTCATTAAATTCAAAATCAAATCCTGTATCGGGTAAACCAGAATTAATTGACATACCACTGAAATTATATGTTATCGGTAGTAAAAGATATTTGTCTGAAGAATCATTATCTCCTCCAGTATATCCCCAATTGTAAGTCATACCTTGTAATGGTTGTACTTGAACAGTGGTATAATCCCATGATTGATCGTCGTGTGTATTATCATTATATGGACCAAATCCTGTACCCTTTTTATCCCATAAAAAGAATGGAACTTTTTGTGACGCCTCAGTCAATCTACCATCAACTTTATTACCGTAGTAATCTATATGCATACCCTCATTTAAACATGATCTAACTCTTTCACCATCATCATCAAGATAAAGTGTGATTGGTAACGGACCATAAACTCCTGAAGATTTAAAAACATTAGAAAATGCCGGATCATCAGGATCTAAAACTTGATATGAATAACCGAGGTACTTTGGATTTTGTAAATCAAATTCTTCAATACCCGCTTCATTATTTATTGATATCAATTGCATGATGTCACCATCCAATATTTTTTGATTGGATAATGAAAATCCATTATTATTAAAGAATTGTTTGTAATCAAAATCACCATTACTAACGTCTAATCTGTAATTAATTGCCATACCCATTATTTCACCAAAACTTTGAAATGACGTGGGACCAATTGATCTTACAACTGAACAATTTGGATCTAAAGATTTATCAACACAAATTTCCTTAATAAACTCATCTCTTGGTCCTAAATCTACAATTGTTGTAGGATTATTCAATTGTCTACGTGAGGCAATAATTTTACCCCAATTACTTTCATTTAAATATCTTGTTGACCTATAGTAATGTTCATAAAATATATCACCTTCTTCTGTTGTCAGTGTTTTTGTATAAATGATTCTATCACATACTTTATTTTTCTTACCTTTAAATTGGAAAAAATATAAAGATCCGCTTAACCAATTATCTACGAAAGAATAATTTACAATTCCTCCACAAAATAATTTTGCAACTCTTTTTCTTCTTATGTATTCTTTAATAATTTGTATTACTCTTGTATTAGTTTGTGCGCCGGGTACAAAATAAAAAATTCCGTCTCTAAATTCTGATTGACCACTTGGTGTTTTTCTAACAAAATAATCATCAAAGTCATCTCCTACAAATCTACTTGCTAATGGATATATGTCACTACGATTATCCTTGTCTTTATAATAAAATAAGTCACAGTCACATTTATTACTACCATCAGTAACTCTAATAACCCCGTCATCATTTGATAAGTTTGTGGCGGTTACATTTGTACCCCCAACGTAAGAGGATGGTACTATTTTACCAGCGGGCATACTATTACCTGTTGATGTGTTTTCAGTTGGTCTTGTTACACCTGTGTAGTAGTATGATATTAAAGTTTCATCATATGGTGTGTCGTATATATCACAACCATCCTCCACTGTGGCATCACTATTAATGTATTTTGTATTCTTATCAAGAATTGTAAAAGTTTCTGTTGTTTGTATTGTTGAGTTTTCATCAAATAAAACTAAAAAACCACCGACTGTTGAAAAATATCTTGTTCCTGTTGAATTTAATTCATATATCAAACCACTTGATGATTGTAAAATATAATTGTTTTGTTTTGATAAGAAATCCACATAATCCGTTGGATTTGACATAGTGAATCCTGTTGGTGTATCATATGGAGACGGATTAGTACAAGTTGGTATTGTATTATCGAGACCTGAAGTTGCTAAAGTCACTGAAGGTGTTCCCTCTACTCTCACATACCCATTAATTGGGGTTGTGTAATTCATGTAAAGATTAAAATTGGTTGTATTTGTTCTACCTGATATCCAAAATGTATTATTTGTTCCAGGATCATTAGGATAAAAATAATCAACAAGTTGTACATATGCACTACCATCCCACACATAAACTTTTATAGTTGGGTTTGCACCAAGATTATGAATAACATTTATTGGTGTGCCTGAAATTGCCCCATTAAAAAATTGTTCGTGTTGTCCACCTGGTGTTATACCTAACACTGTTACCGAACCAACTTCACAATATGTGGTCGTATTTTGTGGAACCGTATTATTCACATTGTCTTCATCACAAGATTCACACTCAGGATATGTTATTAATGCTAATGTTCTTTGGTTTTCTTCCTGAAACACATATGCAAATCTTTTTATTGCAATACCAACTTCTCTAACCGGCCACGTATCCACCGCCCTACCCAAATTAAAAAATAATCTCGATAATGAATTTTGAATTATTAAAGTTATAAAAAGTAAAATATTTTCTAAGATTAATAAAAATTGTGCCAATATTAATGTGAAGGTAACATTCATGTTACCAAAATTTGTTGGTGGGGTAACATATTCAGTACAATCTTCTTCTTCCGCAGGTACAATTTCTTTTATACCCAAATATCTATCATTTCTAAAAGTTGATTTTTCATAAAACATACTGTGAAATGACGAAACGGTATAAACTTTGTTATATGAAAATCTGTAAAAATAATCTCTTGGATAATACTGACCATCTACATTATATAATATTCCTTTATCTGAATCGGCACTAACCGCTTGTAGGGGATATTCTTTCCAATTTGTTGAAAAAGAATATGAAATAGCCGTTTGAGAACCGATATATTCTCTAATGTTTGGAACCAAAAACTTCGCAGTTTTTCTAACTCTTTCGTTACCTTGATCATCCATACTAAACCTAAACCTATAACACGCTGCAGTTGGAATTCCTTTGTTTGTGTCATTTGTAACTTCAAGTTCACCGAATTCATTTGTGTACACATATTCCATGTTCATGGGTAGTGGAAATACAAACCCACCATCCTCGGGTATATCTTCATCTATTTGATAAACCTCCAATATTGGTCGATTATTTTGATCTCTTTCTGTTGTAAATCTTATTGCTTCGATCTTACCCGTTTTTGTGGTTAAGTCGCATTTTCTACCCATTTTTCTTCTTACATCACAATTCTTGTTTACACTATTTTTTCCAGTATCAGTGTAGATACCTCCGATCAAATATGCCTTTGGTTCAATTTTTACACCTACTTCCGATAAATCGAAATCTGTTCTTGTGATACCTATTTCACATAAATCTTCATTACCCCAAAAAGGATATACTATAATATTTTTATCAAATCTTTTTATTTGTGGTAAAGAATCGAGATCGGGTGACGCTTTAAAAGTGTAAGAATTTTTAAATTTATCCACACCTTCTCCTTGTTTTATAAAATCATACGGTCTTAATGAAAAACATCCAACATCTGATAAGTCCACATCTACGTGTAAAACCTGTTCTCCAACAGGAACACCCCATATCATAAAATCACCCGCTTCGTTAGTTTTGACGGTGTATTTGTAGTATTTTTCATATACCTCTAATACCTCTTCCCTTGTCATTATGTCCAATTGATCAGGGAAAGTACCGGTTGGTTCATGACCACCGTGTTGTTTTCTACTTGGTAATAGATTGTATCTATAACCTTCCTCATTCTTATCGTTAACTTTTTTAAATGGATATAGTTCTGAAATAACAGGATCATCACTATCTTCATCTGATAATGGTATGAAAATTGAAACTTTTGCGTTTGGAACACCAAATCCGTCATTTACACTAATTCTACCACACACTACTCCATAATCAGAGCAAACTGAGGCGTATATATCTTTTTGACTGAATTTTAATGATAAAATTTCAAGTAAGTCGAAATTTTGATTTAGTTCGACTAAAATTTTTTTATCTCGACCGATATCTGTTGATATTCTATGTTTTTGTATCATTCTTATAATAAATAGAAAAGATGGAATTTTCTATTATTATAATCAAAAAAGAATTTAAAATGTATTGTTTTCTACGGTTCTTACCCTTACTGAGATATCTTTTTCAGGAAAACGAATTTGGAAGATTTGATTAGACGCCATTCTTATTGTCATATCAGTTTGTTTAATCTCTTTAGTTGCAGGATCGAGGTATGGTTGTATGACTTGTGCAGTTGAATATTGACCTCCTATTTTATTGAATACTTTAATTTCAATAACGTTTTCAACACCTGTAACATTTCCAATATCTCTCATTAGTTTACCTACAAAAAGAGGGTCTCCCATTTTTCTTTTATCTATTGAAAAATAATCAATTACAGTATCTATTGTTTCTCGTATAATTTCTGTTTGATTAAAATTTCTATCAATATTAATATCAATATTCAAACTTAAATCAATAACTTGACCACTAACAATTTCAATAAAATCGTTTATCATTTTATATTCCGTTAGATAATTTAAAATATTTGATTTCAATGTGTTAGAAACAATATTTGTTAAATTACCTTTATCGTCATAAGATAATAGATTAACTTTTATCTTATTATTTTCTTCCATTACATTAACTTTTGCTGGTGCTCCGAATGTTGCCGGCATAGTTTCAATAATTGATTTATAATCATTTAATGTAACTGCCCTATTTTGTGCCGCAAAGTTATATGCCACCATATTTCTTATTTCTTCTATGGTAGGTTGGTCTGAACCACCCACTGCCGGTGTGATATTTGTTACGGTCAATGAATTAATAACCTGTGTATTAATACTTGAATTGGGTCCATTTACATTGAATTCAACATCATCAACATTTGTAATAACATTAACACCTAAGTTAGTTTCTTTACCGCCACCAACTCTATATTTTATAAACAATGTTGTATTATTTTTTGGAACCGAACCTAATGAAAAGTTATTTAGATAAGTTGCAATATTAACTTTCATTTGGTTATTGATGTAATTGTCTAAATTATCTAAAGGATTTACCGTACCCGATCCAAAAGTTAATAGAAAATAATTTTCCGGTGTGTATTCAGTAATAAACTTATTTGAAACATTTATAAACTTTCCAGCCTTTAAATTTTGTGAGTCTGATGCCGATGTTGGGTCTTGTATAAAGACTCTATCTTCAATTAAAGATTTCACTTCATACCATTTATTAACCGAACTATCAAATTCTGTTGATGTTGGGTTTCCAGCAAATGTTGTTCCTTCTTTATGTATAACCGATGTAACACCTAAAACATTTTGTTCAGGTAAATAAATTTTTAAAAATGGTTTCTGATCCAATTGTGTAATTACTTTTCTAAAAATTCTTGTAACCCCATTAACAACAGCCTCTCTTTTAGTGATTCTATATGATTGTAATCTATTATTTGCATCGAATATTGGAATTTTCAACCTATTTGGTTCTCCTTTACTATTAAATGGATTAGAGAAATCACAATCTTCTATCGTTTCAAATATTTGTCCTCCCCCCGATACTTGTGCACCTGCTTTTAAAACACCTAAATAACTTTCATCTTCTTTATCTCCTTTAACTGGAACGCTTATTGAAAAATCACATAATGCAACAGATGGTCTAACACCAGGTAATCTTATTCCATATGTTTTAGCAATATGAAATAAAGATTGTCTCTGTTGTGCGAAATCTAACATTGTTTCTTGCCAAACTCTATCAATATGATGATGTAAGTTATCCGCAACCGCAGCATTCAAATCAAGCATCACAGAAAAAATTGACGCATCATTTGTATTTTTAACCAAGTCAGGATAATAATTTTTAAAGAGTGTTGTTAACTCTTGTCTTAATCCTGCAAAATCCCTTACCGAATATGATATTTTTTTACTTGCCATTTTATATATTAATAATTATGAAATCAGAAGATGAAAATGCACCATTATTTACGGTATAATCTATTTTCACTTTAGCTGTATATGGTTTATTTGAAGCATCCGAAACTCTGAATAATCTTTGGTCTTCATCCTCCGAATATAATCTATCTTCATCAGGATCTTGATCTGCTGATACTATGTTTATAGAATTTATATCAAGGTTTGGTATAAATTTTTTAACACCCTCTCTAATTTCTTCTTCTATTAAAGTATGTGTTACCATATCATTTTGATCAAAAATATACTCATATAATCTTGTTCCAAATTCAGGTAAAAAATATCTACTTCCTTTCCTCGTTAATAATAAATGTATTAGATTGGCTCTGATTTCTCTTTCAGGTGTTTCTGTCATAGAGAAAAAATCACCCCTGACGCTGTCTCTAAATGGGAAATCAATACCAAATTTTTTAATCATATTAATAAATATAAAGATTAGAAAAATGGTAATAAATAAAATAGTGACTCGATATTCACCCCAAATATTATCGAGTCTTAGGTGGATTTATTCTGATCCTTAAGTGAGTCGGGGTTACCTAATATTTTGTTACCTCTTAGTCCTTTAGGTTCATATGGACAATTTTTACATTTATTACCACAACAATAACCTCTTTTACTTAAAAAAGAAGAAGTCAGGATCATTAGTCCCGACTTCTTTTCAATTTCATAATCTATTCCTTCTATTAGTTTACTCATATTTTAGTAATCTCACATGATCCACCACTACAAGCCATAGAAGCGAAATCACTGATGTCTTTGTATTGTGGTTTATCTAAAATTTCACCAAAATTCACTTCTTTGAATTGACGAGTAACAGTTTCCCACTTGTGGAATAAATGGATGTCTTTTAAACAATATACCATTTTCTTTAAGTCACCTTTGAAATAATTCTTAGCAAACTTTTTAGCTCTTTCTATCCAATATTTTTTCAATAGAACTTGTTCTCTATTACCTGTAATAGGATTGGAACTATCTAATAGATGATCACATGCGGACCATAAATTATTATTAAAATAGTGTAATCCATCAACAACCAACCCTGAAGCAAGTATTGATCCTTTACCATATACCGAAACAATTTCATCAAGATTTAAAACTGATGTAAAAGGTGCTTGGTTGAAATCTTTGTCACCGTAATCAGAAATGAAACTAACTGCGGTAAAGAAGTCTCTTTCTCTCCATATGTACTCAATTATCGAATCCTTATCATCAATAATAACAGTACAAGACGTATTATGATTTACAGGTGAGTATGTACATAATTCAGGGTTAGTGCCTGCATTTACCCAATGTTGTTGTACCAGTTTAATAATTTCAAGATGTTTTACCCCTTTCATATCTTTTTTAAACAATCCATTTTTTGGATTTTCTACAGGTACGAAAACAACATAGTCCGATTTGGTAGATGACCAAACACTGTCTTCTAATAAAAATGACATATTCTCTTCTAACCACTTAGCCGTGTTACTCTCCTTGTTCAATTGCATGATACGGAAATATTTTTCAGAGTGTTCAGGATGAATACCTGAAGCGGTACCTAAAACAACTGAAGCGTTACCTGATGGTTTTACACAAGTGGTTCTTGCTGCTTGATTGATATCAATTAAAAATGCGAGTTCTTTATTTGTGTCTTTTACAACTTGAGCACCTTCTTCTAATAATTCTGCGTTAAATAACTTAGGGTTATTCATCCAACCTGTGATACTAACGCCAAGTAATGCCTCTCTTTCAAAAATCTTTTTTGAGGTTTCACCTAAATAAGGAAAATCTGTATATCCCGCTTGTAATGTACCTAAAATCGATGCATCTTTACATGCCTTCAAAAATTTGTCTTTTGTTGTACACTTTTCGGCATTAATTTCACTAAGATTACATCCTTGAATACCGAACTTATTTTTATTTGTCTTTACATATTCTTCAATATCATCATAGTGAATTTTTGAGAAGTCGATATTATCTAATACAGGAATCTTCAAAATTTCAAAACAAGGATTAAACATATCAAACCAACTGTTTGCAAAAACAAATCCAATATCATTTGCACCATCGTTTAATTTAACCAAGTATTCAAACTGATCTTTAGTTACTTCACTTCTCAATAATAATACAGAGTTGTTACTTCTACCTCTTTGTGGATTCTCAATAAACCAGTTACCTGTTTTTGCATGAATCATTTCATCGTCATTAGGGTCGACAATCATATTAAGTGCCGAACGTCTAACACCACCTGATAATACCGCATCAGCTGAATGACAAATAATATCAAACGCTAAAATCGGTCTAATTTTATCACCTTCATTTACTATCCACTTTTCAATTAAAGTTTCAATTTTTTCTAATGATTGTTTCAATCCCTCATGTCCTGGTGCTTTAAAACCCCCACTAATGAATGATCCTTTTTCTCTAATTTGAGAATAATCAAATCTTACTTCATATCCAGCATATTCAGGAAATGGTTGATCATCAACAAAATAAGATGACATTAAAACTCCAAGTGAATCTGCCCATCCTTCGATACTATCTTGAATTACGAATGTTTTTGTTCCTTTTGTTCTTTTATGTAATCTACTGAGATTATTAACAAATGGAATTAAAAGACCTCCACCAAAACCACATCCACTAAGTGCCAAATAAAAAATTTCTTGGAATACTCTATTACGTGCAATGTGTCCTGATGTACAGTTAAACATTCTTGTATTATGTTTCATAATCTGTTCATGTCTATACTGTAGATTTCTTTGTGATGCCAAAACTACTTGGTCTTTCATACTTTCTACCGCAGATTGTAAATATGATTCAATTTCTTTTGAATATTTCACATATTTCTTTCTGTGTCCATCAATTATGTTTTCACATGCTTCTTCCCATGTTTCGTATCTACTTTTATCCTCCATCCATTTGAAATAGTCGGAATGTAATTTTAAGTCGCTCAAAAATTTTTTACCTTTCTGCATTTTGTTTATTTTATTTTTTAATTATTATTAACTCTTTGTTGTCTGTTTCTATAGACTTCTGCCGCTCTATTTGATCTTTTCTGAACTTGCTCTTGCTCAAATCCGAGAAGAGTATTTTGTGAATCGGTATCAATTACCAATAGTTCATTGTTGAATTTACAATTTTGGAATATTACACCATCTCTACCTATACGAGATTTAAGAAGTGTTAAAGTTGCCAAATTATTTTCTTTTTGTTCTAATGTTTTAGCTATAGAAAGTATTACGTGTGCAATTTGTGCCTTTTTAATTGATCCTCCCATCTGGTCACTATTTACAACTTCAGATGATATTGATTCTCTATTACCTTGTGTTGCTGTCCAAATAGCAATATCGAACTCACCAGTCATAGACTCTAAACTTCTCATGATAGACCCTTCTCCCTTCCATTCTTCACCTAATGCGGTTCTTTCAGGTGATATACAATCCACATAGTCTATGATCAATAAATCAACTTTAAAACCATCACTGATCAATTTTCTCAATCTACTTTTTATTTCTGAAATAGTAATATTATCAGATGGTAATTTTAATAATTTGATTGACCCTTTAGATCTTGTTTGTGCATCGTCTACTTTTGATTTTACATCCTCTTTGAATTCAGGTTGTAAATCTGGAGCAACACCTGACCATATGGTGTAGTGTTTTCTTTTTATATTACCTGGGTTGTCTTCAAAAAATATTTGTACAACATTGAAATCGTGATTAAAAGCAGTATTGGCAAATTTTGTTAACAAGGTTGTTTTACCTGTGCCTGTTGGAGCCAAAACAACACCCAATTCACCTCTTCCTAATCCACCATTCAATAAATTGTCAACACCTACAATTCCTGTAGGAATGGGATGTCTATTGTCTTTTTCAAGAGCCTCATCAATATTATGGAAAACATCAACTGCCTCTTCGTTTGTAATTCCAACTTGTAACGCCTTTTTTATGATTTCTTCTATCTTACTATAAGATTCAAACTCACCATTCTGAATGATATTTTCAACAATCTTAAGTTCCCTTTTCAGATTTTGTTGTTTACAAAAATTTAAAGCAGTGTCTTTTACGTATGGAACCTCTTTTTCATCTTTTCTAATTACATCTAATGTATCAGTATGAATTCTATTATTACCACCTTCTGCGATAATTTTTTGTGTAATGGTACTGTAATCAGGAATAAAATTATATGTTCTATACAATTCCTTAATATTTTCCATTATGAATCTTAAGGATACATTATCAAAATACTTACTATCTAATACGTCTATAATAGTTTCGCCGTATTTCTTATCTTCTACGATAGATTTAATTAACGATTGTTGAAATGATAATCCTAAGTAACCAAAATTCTTTTCTTCCATAATAAATTTATATATATTTTACAGTTCGTATTGCAAATAACTTGTCTCCAATTCCTCAGATGATAAAATGTCAGTCAAATCTGACAGTACTCTCTTCAGTTTTGGACGAATATCTACCGTGTACCTAACCTTTGGGTGGTAATAATACGCGGGGAATATTCTTTGAATAAATACGTCGTCACCAAGCTTAATTTCCAATAAAAAATGTTCTTTTTCAGTTGCTTTTGATTCTTCCACAACTTCAGAATTTAGGAAAAAATTTTGATTTTCACATAGGTAATTGGAACTTTTTATTTTCAAATCTTCCGAAATTTCTTCACAAATATTTTTTACATAATAGTGAAGATCCATAGATCGTCTTGAACGAGGTTCGTGGTCTTTAACATTAAAGAATCTTTGACACACAATGTTGTTTTCGAGTGTCAGTAAAAATTCGAATTTTGTTACGTTTTCTTGATTAGTCATTGTTTTTGATTTTAATTGGTTTTTTATTTTTTTCTTTTCTTGTTAATCTTAAAAATGGATTAAAAAAATTTATAAATGCGTCATCTGATTTGGGTAGTATTTGAAATAACCCGTCTTCACTCATCATTTTCATTGCGTTTTTATATGACCTCCCTTCTTGATCTAAGTTGTCATTAATCAATGCATGTATATTTTCTTTAGCATCATCAGTTAAAAATGGTTCATCTAAACTTACAATCTTATTGTTTACATAAAAGAATTCATCTCCAAATACTCCGTGTTTAGTTACACCCGTAAGTAAATTTTTAATCAACCAATTATTTTTATCCTGTTCAAATAATATATTAGTTTTTTCTTTTATATCATTTAAACTAATTGGTTTATCTTTTATTTCAGGAAACAATGATATTAATCTCTTGATACCCATGTTTTTTATTCCTGAAATATTATCAGATGGGTCACCACACAACATCTTAACAATCTTCACATTCTCAATACATATTTCTTCATGATCATACATAATTTTATCATGATGTTTATATAATTTTTGATGACTTGGATTGAATATTTGTGTTGATTCAGAAACCAATTGAGTAAGGTCTCCGTCCGCAGAATATATTATTTTGTATTCTGATAATGAATTTTGTACATAATAAGCAATACAATCGTCCGTTTCACAATATTGAAACTCACCTTGTCTAACAAATAGTTCTTCTAAGTACTGTTTTACTCTTTGTCTTTGATACTGATATGAATTAACTTCTTCTTCAGTTCTTAAACGAGATCTTCTATTTTCTTTATATAGATGATAGATTTGTTTCCTTGTTTGAGAACCTTCTTCTCCATCCCAAAAAACAACTATTTTATCTAAATGGTATGTCTCAAACGCTCTACGAAGAGTATTAATAAAATGATATATTGCTCCAATATGTTTTCCCTTGTAAAAATGGTTTTTGAGACCATAGAAACCAATCGTAAGTAAATTATCTCCATCAACTAATAAAACGGACATTAATGTTTATTATAAATTATTCATCCTCAGTTACAACTTCAATATCTTCTGCGTCTGTAACATTAACGCCTAACATTTTACTAATATAATCTCCGTGTTCTGATTTGTAAAGTTCAATGCTTTTCTTTTCTTCAACATCATCTCTACCTTTCATAAAGTCATGTGCTGTAACAAGAATTCTTCCATCTTCATAACCCAAACCATTTACGTGGTTTTTCATTATTGAAATTTTTGTTCTTGTTGCAATCTTGACTTTTCTCTTATCTTTCGTGATTGAGATTTTTGTTGTTCCTGCACCCTTTTGATTACCGAATAAAAATACAAGAGTTGAGTTTAACCAAATTGCCTCTCCACCTTTTGCCTTAATCTTTGGTTGTCCAAAAGGATTATCAGGTAATTCTACCCAAGGTTGGTTAACAATGATCAATGTGTTTGTATGTTTTTTATCGACACGTCTTGAACCAGAGATTCTTTGGTTTAGACCCATACCTATTTTATCAGCTAATACAGATGCGTTGTGTTGTTTACCACCTTTGCCGTCATATGTCATCTTACAAGGAACAGAACCAACTGAATCCCATAAGAAAAGAATGTCGTGTGGGATTTCACCTTTTTCTTGTGCATCCAATACTTCATTAATAAAATCTGTAATCTGTTCAATATATTCAAAATCACTATTGAATAGATAGAAATCGTCTTCCTTATTGAAACCCATTAAAACTGCGTGGTCCCAATTCCATTTTTGTTCAGTAATAATGAACACGGGTAAAATACCTTTTTTTTGTGCGTCTACTGCCGCCTTTACAAGTGCAGTAGTTTTACCTGTATCACTATGCCCCAAAAACATATTTAAATGTCCAACAGCGGGACCCGGTATACCTGTTGCGTCCAAAAACGCATCACCTAAATCAAAGAAACGATCAGGTTTATACTCCGCCTCCTTTGAAAATTTTTTCTTTATTGAACTAAAATCGTTTTTCTTAATTGCCATATTTTTAAAATTTAAAGGACACTCTCGAAGACAATATGTCCTTGAAAGTGTCCTTGATTAATTAGAACGGTAAATCGTCATCAACTTCTGAATCTTCTTGTGGATCTTCAATTGTTGTCGTCTTTACTGTTGTGTTTCCCATAGTCTCCTCTGATTGTGAATTAGAGACCCATTTTTTACTATCTGAATCCCAACGAGGAACTTCACCTTTTGCTACCATATCAAGATACTCTTCGGGTTTTTTAGAATATACATCAGACCAAACCAATTCATCATTTAACCATGAATCTGAAGTTGATTTGTCTTCATGTAATGGTGAAGAATCTTCAGGAATAATTGAATTGATTGTAGTATACTCTTTACCTGTTCCTGATTTTGTAAGAGTTAAAAATAATGTTAAATCACGACCTTTTGTTGGATCCGTAATATCCCCTTTCTTTTGAAAGATTGGAAAAATTTTATCCAAAACACCGTCTTGTTTTGCATTATGTTTAAATCTCCAAAATTTAACTCCATCTTGTTCGTGATCACGATCAATCACTTTTACAATGTAAAATTTACGAGAACGATATTGACGAGCGAGTTCTTTATCTGACTGAACTCCTGTCATTTCAAGACTTTCTTTAACCTCGTTCAATGGTGAACGTTTTCCTTCTTGTTTTGGGTCATATAATTTTACCCATTTACCGTCCACTTGAATTTCATGGAAATAAACCTCTTTAAATGGTGAGGAACCATCTGTAGTAGGAAGAATACGAATTCGTCTTTCTTCACCTTTAGAACCTTTAGGAAGAACAGTAGTGAAATACTTTTTCATTCTGTCTTCTTGCGAAACTTTGTTTCCGTTACCGCTTGCGGATTGTTTGTTTTTCTCGTACTGTGCAAGTACTGCATCAAATGTTGACATAAAATTGAAATTTAAATTAATAATAAGTTATAGATATAATATACATAAAAAAACCCGGAAAGAAAATTCCGGGTTACAAATTTTTTAAAAATATTTTTACTCTAAGGTTAATAGATATTTTAATTTTTGAACTGCACCTAATAACTCATCTCTTAAATTTAAAAGATTGGTATCCTTAGGATCTATTTGATCTGTTAATTGAACTAAAGCACCACATATGGTTTCAGCCATTTGAGATGGTTTAGCCTCGGATAAGTTAATTAAGTTTATAACTTTTGTTTCATCATCCAAAACAAATCTTCCGTATTGACCCATAGCTTGTTCAATAAATTCATCCATTAAATCTTCAATAGTTGATCTAATATCTGCAAATGCTTCATGTCTCGCAAAACCTTTAGTTTGCCAATGAAATACTTTTAATTGAGCGTGTAACCCTAATAGTAAATTTACGTTAGAATTTAAATTCATCTTTTTCTAATTCGGGATTAAATGTTTGTGTTATGGTTTTTGAATAGTTTTCAACATCATCTTTTGTTAATACGTATTCATTTTTACCGGTCATTTGCATTTCGCCTTGCTTTTGTGCAAAAAATTCTTGAGGTTTTTGGTTAAATGGATAAGAATCCAATGATCTCAATTCAAGTTTTTCTTGTGGTGTATGAGGTTTCATATCTTGAACCTTAGATCCCAATTCGTCTATTTTAGCTATAACTGAATCCATTTGACCCAATTTAGCTTCTAAATCATCTAATTTAGAAAACACCGCATCCATCTGACTTAAAACAGTTCCGTGTTCTTGTTTATTATCTTCGATATCCTTTTTAATACTTTTAGTCATATTAACTAAATCAGTAATATCTATTTCTTCGGTATCTGAAGGTGTGGTTTCACCTAAAGATGATGGAGGGGTATCCATTCCACCAGATGGAGGTGGTGGTGGGGGTGTATCTAATCCTCCGGTATCCGCCGCTGCGTCTGTTGGTTCACCACCAACAGGGGGAGGGGGAGGAGGTGCGTCTTGTTCTACTACTAATTTCTTAGTGTAGTTGTTAATTTCCTTATAACGCTGTAATTCTTCGTGTAATTTTTTTTCTAAGCTCATAGTATTAATCTTGTAAAGGTTGTCTACCGTCTTCGGTAATATATTTTTTATTTATTCTTTCCACTATACCATCTTTAGATCTAATAACATAACATTCACCTGTTTGTAAATCACAAACTTCTTGAGACATACTGTCATTAGAAATAACCTTATATTTCTTAGGATTTAAAAATTGATCCAAAGAATTATGTATATTTAAGTTACTCATAGTTTTTTTATAATAAATATCTAAATAAATGTATTTTTCTACTCAAGTCTGAAATATATAATATCACCCTCTTTATCTATATTCAATTCTTTCATTAATTCTTTTGACATTGCAATTCCATATATTCCTGTTGGTCCGACATCGATAGGTCCTTTAAATCTTCTTGGTCCAGCATCTTCATCAAGTTGAAAATCAGATTCGAGTGTGTATATCGGTCCTTTTGTTTGTGGATTATAAAATAGTGTTTTTAATTGTAAAATACTATTAGCCGTAACCGCACCACCTAATTTAAATTTACTTGAATAAAATAATTGACCCGAATTTTGTATGTCTTTCCATAATAATTCTTTGGGTTTTATTATAGTAAATGGTGTGGTTTCTGATAATTTATCAATCAATGACATGTGCGTATTTGGTGAAATAGAATAATTTGAACCTCCCATCATCACAACCGCAGCTCTCAACCAATCCTTACCATCATGGTTAACCATTTGAATGTATCTCTCGTTATTGAATCCATTAAATGGAATACCGTAACTTGTTAAAGAAGATGCCGATACAAAATTTTCATTTGGTAATTGTTTAATAATATCCACAGAGTAGTTTATTCCGTCTACTGTTATGTTTTTTGTTGTCGATGTATTTGTTTTACTATTTGCATCCACTCTACTTACCGCTTTTTTCATTAACTTATCAAAGAATACTCTATAACTTGATAAGAATGAATCTTTTGGGTCGGGTAAATTAGTATATGGAATTCTTGTACCTTTAAAAGAAGTTACTATATTATTATTTTTTATATTATGTGAAACTTCAGTAATCCAATATGTACCTCTGAACATGGGTACATTTTTTAAATAGAAGAACATAGTCGGTTGTATCATTACATTCCCCATACATGTAACTGAACAACTATATGATGCCGTTTTATAATAATCATATAAACTTACGTCTACATTATATGCACCTGCACCACTTTCAGATCTACCTAAATTTTCTAAAACCGCAAAGGATTCAGATGTATTTTTAATTGATTGTTGATCGAGTTGAATGGTTTTGAATATACTTTGATTTTGATCTCCAAAACTTATTTCAAACGCAACCGCTTTGTTTGATTTGGATAGTTCACCAATTCTAAAAACTTCTGGTGTTGTGATTAAAATAGGATTGTTATTTGTATTCGCAATGTTAAAACTATCATCAGTAAAATTATATTTTTCACTCGACATATCAGGTCTCTTAGATGTGTTACCAATATATTGAATAATAATTTTAGGTGACGATTCTTGATAATCAACATCTAAAAATGTACCGAATATGTTTTCCGCAACTTTTTTAGATGGTGTTAATTTTGGTTTAGATGAAAAATTAGTTCCGTAAAAATTAACATATGCAGGTAATGGTCTCATATCAAATCCTGTTTTATCTAAAAGAATTGATATTAACCCGTAAAGACTTTGTTTTTTATTTTTTTTATCGTCTAATTGTGCGATCCTATCTAAATTGAAATAATATCTGTCTCCAATGTCTCTATTTGCTCTATCTAAAAATAGAAATTCATCTAACAACACTCTTTGTCCAATAGAGTTACCGGCAATCCACTTATCATTGAACGATTTAAACGTATTATATAATTCAATTTTTAATGGATCGTTATTATATCCACCAAGTATTGTTAAATCCTCTTCTCTTTTTTCTCTTAGTTTTTTAAAGTTATTTGTTAGAGTTGAGAAGTATAAATCTATTTTCTGATTAAACCCTTTGCTATCAAATGGATTGTCGTTATAATTTTTTTCAAAAATATTTGTCTTTAAGTAATTTATGAAATCATCATTAGTTGGTGTGTACGATCCTAATTCTTCAATTTTTTTGTTGACAAATCCTGAATACAAATAAATTAACGGTCTAAATGTTAATATATTTTGTTCATTTACTTCAATGTTATTTGTTAAGAAAAAGTTTTCATATAAATTCGTTGCTAATAATGATTCAGGATTTTCTCCTACATATAATTTAATTAAATTTTGTGTTTGTGTATTTAATTGTGATGTCGTAAAATCACCTGTCACAAATCTACCTGTATTTGATATTTTTGTAAATCCATGTAAAACATGTGTATCGTATTCTTTAGAGTTACCAATTGTTAATTTTATTAAATTATCATTTGATAATATTTTTTTGGTGATATATTCGAGTTTAAGATTTTGTCTATTTCTTAGTTCTGTAAATAGTTCAGATAATGTTAGATTACTATCATCGGATTTTTTTTCTATGTTACTAATTGCTTTTAATAAATCTTGAAATTTATAATATTGTACTCTGTTAAAATCAATTATTTGTAAATTTTGTTGTGTTTTTGCAGACGAGAATTCCAAAAACATCGATTCAAACTCATCTAATATTTTAGGACTAAATGTTGCAATTAGATCATAGATTTTTCTATAATTTTTTGTCATTTCAAATCTATCATCAGTAGTTGCGCCGCTACCAACAAATCCTCTTTGATATTCCGAATAAGAAGAGAATGTTTTACCACTAAAATCATTATTAATATAATCATTATCGGACCATATTGTTCTATAGTATATTTGTTTACCTCTATCTAAGGTATCTGCATTGTTCATTAAATTTGGTGTATTTTTTAAATCTATATATTCATTTCCACCATCACATGGTAGAAGTGTATACGATTTATCAGTCCCAAATTTTTCATTGTCAGTTAATACCGTCCAATATCTTAATTCATTTAATGTTCCAAATCTAATATTATGAATAATTGAACCATTTACTGTGTTACCTGTGTATGAAGTTGCACCCGACAACACTTCGTAATGATTATATCCATTCACTATTTGTGAATATACTGATTGATAAAATGGATAAATTCCAACATCTTTACTTGTATTATTTACTGAATATCCACTAATACTAAATGTTTCAGTACCATAGTTGTTAAATAATAAATCTGCGTCAACAGGTATTACATTATTCGATGAATCAATAAAACCTGTTCTTTGGGTTGGTATATGTTCACCTAATATATCAATTCCTTCTTTAATATATTTTTTATATCTATGATAAATTGATCCCCATTTTAACATTAAATGATATGGAATATAATGACTTGCACTTAATTCTCTGAAAACATGTGAAACTGTTAAATTTTCAATCTTTTTACCGTTACTTAATGTATGATCAAATTTTGTTTCTAAATCAACAAATGGTAATGAATTTAATAAAAGATATGCAGATCCAGCGTATTTCCCTGTAATATTTGTATTTGATTTAAAATCTGAATATAGTTGATTATGGAAATATGGTGTGTTTAAAATATTAATGAATGTATCATCGATAGTTAAACCTCTGCCAAATATATTTTGTTTAAAATAGTTACCATTTACCCACAAATTAGGATCAATTATACCAGATATAAAACCCTGTGATAAGTTTACTGAAAAGTAATTATTAAAATTATACCTATTTTCTTTTTTAGTGAATTGAGGGTCATTTACATATTTTAAGTAATTAGTTGCATTAAATGGAAACATGTGTTGTCTATAATTTTCAACACTAAAGTTTTCCAATTCTTTACTTAATCTATCATAATCATCATTTAATTTTGTTGATTGTGGTTTAGGTTCATATTGTTCAATGTTATATGGATTTTCAATTAATTCTTGAATATATTGTGTTGATGGTAATTGATCTTCGTAGTAAAGATATTTTTGTATTGGTGCAATTTCTTTTAATACGTTTTTTAAATCACTTAAACTTCTTGATTTTTTTATAAGTAATTTTATTAAATCTTGATCTTCTTTGATTGATTCTTGTATTGATTCATATTCAATATTAGCTAATCTTTTTATAATTTCATTATTATATGATTCAAACATTAATGTATTAAAACTTCTTTCCCACATTTCATATAAAAATCCTGCTTGTGTTTTATCTACATATGGTATTATTTTACTTAAGGATAATAATGTATTTATCGAACCAATTTTTGTTTTATCTAAATCCGTTTCAAAAATAAAATTAACACCTGAATTTGATTCTTCTGAACTTGGGTCGTCTTTTTGAGTTGCTACCGATACAAAATTTTCAACAAACTCTACTTCAGGCCAAAGTTTAGAATCGTATGATTTTAGTTTGTCTTTTAAACTTGTTTCACCAGGGTAAGCAATTACTTTTTGTTTTGATTTGTCTGCGTTTTTTTTAATTTCAGGCCAAGGATAAATTGGTTCTCCGGGTGTTTCGTCTGTAAAACTTTTTATAATTTTTTTTCTTTCATTTCCAACATCAATGGCTCTTTGGTGAACATCTTTATGTAATCTTATGTATGTATCGGTGTTTGCTAAAATTACCGCAAATATATTTCTAACTGTAGGTTCGAACCCGATTCCTTTAGATGGGTCTTTTACTATTTCATTCATTTTGGATTCAACATCCGTTTCCAATTTTTCTTTTTGTTCATTAAAACTTTTGTTAACATCTCTAATGTCATTTACCAAAAGATTTATACCGACATAGACAGCACCGTTATCTGTTGTTTTATAGTAATCACCTATTTTTTGAATTTTGGTGTTCAATTTCATACTACCCTTTGAGAACACCGAACTTGTTTTATTTAAAATATTACTTGCTAATAAATTACTTTCTGAAAGTTTTGTTGTATATGAAACAATTAATTGTTCCAATGCACCATTTTTAGTGTCTCCTGTTACTAAGTCTAAACTGTTTTTATTTTCTTTCAATGGATAAAACACCTTACTTTCTTCATCTGTTGAATTACCTAAACTAAGACCTGTTTTCCTATCTAAATTTTTACCTCCCCATGCTTTAACAGATTTTTCAAAATTGATAATGTCTGTTTCAAACTTTTTTAATGCTGCAAATATGCTCATGTCAACATACTTACCAAAAATTTCTTGTTCTAATATTTTGTCTAAAGACTGAGCATTGAGTACAAGTTCTCTTAGTGTTTTTACTGGAAAATTTTCATTAAGAAGACCTTTAGCTTTATATTCACTATATACACTTTTTAATATCGAATAACCTTTAGATGATTTTGATGCTTTTTGATCATATAGTTGGGTATTTGGATTAAAAATTTTATCACTTATTGTATCTTTTATGTACATATACGGAGCATTCAAAATTCCTTGTAATGTTATATCTGAAAGATATGCATACGTTGATCCTACAAATGTAGTCTGTACTTCAAAATTACCATTAGACTCGTTAAACTTTGATGTGAATTTTACTAAATGTAATCTATATCTAATTGCCTTTCCAAAGTACCCTTTAAGAGTTAAATAAAATATTGGCCAAGGGACATGAAAGAATGCTCTATATGGTGAATTTTCGGGTGATTCAAATAATGTCTTTCCTCTTACATCAATAAAATTTATCTGTACTTGTGGTATTGAATTTGCTCCTTTTATATCAACTTTTATAGTGTCAATTCCAAAAGATTGACCAGTTGTGTCTGATTGATAAAATTCACCTGTAGATACTATTTTCCCATCAACTTTTTTTGTTTTTTCTCTATATTCCGAATATGAATCAGTCCAATTTGTGTCGTAATCTTCACCTTCTTGATTTTTTAGAAAATTCAAAGTACCTTTTGCAATACTTGTAAGTGTATTTTTGTCATTTCCAGCAACAAGATTTGACCTCGGTACAATATCTGCCTCTAAATTAGCATACATTACTAATTTTTCTTGGTTAAGATTTCTTGGATATACCAATCCCGTTTCATCAACCACGCTATTTGGATCAATATAAATCAAATTATTTTGATCAACCTTAATAAGAATTTCTTCGTTTTTATTATCAATCCTGTCCATAATATAATCTGTACAATTCTACACCTCTTTTATAATCTTGTAAAGTCGTAATTAAAGGATATGGTATTCTTATAAAAGTATTATCAGGTATTTCAAATTCAACACTATTAACAGAAGGATTTGCTAATTGAATTAACCATCCATATAATGGTGAACCGTAATATTCTTGAGATAGTTTATCAAATCTATCTTTACCTCTCTTCATTTGAATGTATTTATCGGTTCCTTTAAATGGTAAATCAATTCCTGGCACCACATTAAATGATCCGTCTTTTTCAAAGAATTCATATCTATCATAATATTGTCTACTCATATCACTCTATAATAATTTAGTTTATTTGTAACTGAATTTTGTGTAGAAAATAATTTTTTAATTTCATCGGTTGTTGTGATAGTATCTTGTAAACTAACTGAATATGAAATTTTTTTATCGTTTCTTCTTTTTCTTAATTTAGGTATTCTTAAATTTGTATTTTTTACTTTATTCTTACTATAAAACCTATTAAGTTGTCTTTTTATTTGTCTTTTCATTTCCTCACTAACTTCAATACTGTATAATGGTAATTTTTCAACTAATATATTATAAATTTCTTCTTCTAATTTTGAAGTTAATTGTGCAATAATTATACTCTTTTGATCGTTAGTTATTGAACTAAGATTTTTAAAATCTAACGTACTATCTATTTTAGAATAAAATTTAGGTGCGTTCTTTTTTATTTCCTCAATACAATTGTCATAATTTTTATAAAAATCTGAAGGTGTGAAAGCAGATAAAACTGCTTTAGTAGAATTATTGTCTTGGAATTTTACATCAAAACTATTTTTTACTACATAGTTTAATTCGTCAATTGTCTTTATAATTTTATTTCTATTTTTTTCAACATCTTTTATTGTACTTTCAAAATCACTAAAAACTCCTAATAATATGTCAGAAAATTTTTGATCAAAGTTATATTCTTGATATAAAACATCATCTACATTTTGTAGTTTATCACTTGGTATAACTTCGTTTAGTGTCATTAATGTTGCAAGATTTTCATTTGTAAAAATTTCACTAATAAATTTTAATCTCAAAGAATCTAATGTAGAGGGTATACTAAAATTATTTGATGTTATACCAAATAATTCAACAGATGTTCCTGTTGATCCATTCTCAACATCTAATGTTTTTGTTGTTCTGTAATCAGGATGTAATAGTAATCTACCAACATCTGATCCATATTTTTCTAATATAATTTCATGTGTCTTTTCGTATGAATTGAAATATTCTTCTGTATTTGTGAATAATTCATCTATCATAGTAGTATAGTCTAATGTGGACCCTGAAAGTGTTCCAAAATACTTTCCCTCTACAAATGTATTTCCGTTTGAATCTTTTAATTTTTGTTTAGATATGTAATCGTTATTTAATTCAGTTAAAAATTCTTTTGTAAATTCTTCCGCGTCTTTACCTCCAATTTTTGTTGCTGTTGAAATTGATCTTTCATCATACATTTCAGTATTAGCATAAAAATTTGAGGATAATGCGTTTTGTAACCTTTCAATTGGTCTTTCTAATCCGTGTCCACCTATAAAATTAATTTGTAATGAGACACTTGCAATCATTGGTTGTACTCCAATTCCATCAGCATTTAAATCCCAAACCCCATCATCGAAAGTTATATTAACATCTCTTATGATTATTTTTGAATGATAAAAATCACCAACTCTTAATACACAAATAGGTGGTGGACCAAAAGATGTATTTCTTGCATTAATATCTGAAGTTTCGGCAAGACCTTTTACTGGTATTGTATCACCAGGTCTTAAACACTGATTTAAAAATGTTAATCTTGCATTTAACCCTTCAGGAGTCATTGAATGAAATCCCGGATGAAAATATTTTAATTTTTCTCTTAACGTGTTGAACTGTACGGGGGATGTTTCCTCTAACATTTTAAAATAGTAACATTCTGTTAATGTTTTCATTACTATTCTTTTCATCACATCAATTGGTGGTTTAGTAGTATCTGTTGTTGGTTCTATTACTATAGTTGTATTTGATGCAGGTGGTGTTTCTTTTTTTACTATTTTAGTATACTCCACTTTTACCGCAGATCTTCTACAACCAAAAGATTTTGGTGTATATTGTCTTAATTTTGGATTGTTAAATGTTTTTTGATGACAATCTTGATCGTAATCATTTTGTAATTTTGGTCCGTGACTTACGGTTTTTATTACAAAAGATCCATCAACATTCACATATCCTAACTTATTAAAGGGTACTATTATGTCTTTTATAATTTGTTGACCTCTTGCAATTACACTATTGTCTTCAAAATTTGTCCATTCTTGATCAATTGTTGAAGAATCTGAATTAGATATTTTTTTAACTATATATTTTATTATTGAATGTGCTCTTCTTAGTGATAATTTATATGACGCATCGTCATCAGATAAATCAGATGTAAATGAATTTATATTAACAATTATTTCTTTTAATGATCTTTTATCTAAATTATCTTTTATATCCGACAATACAGAATCTAAATCATTAATTTGTGAATTAATATTTTGAAAAACTTCATTAACTTTATTTAAAACTATTTCGGTTGCCGGTGTAATTTCAGATGTTTCAAGTCTTTCTTTACCAAAAATTATTAACATATCTTGAGTATCTTCAGGTTTATCTCCTGCAATTAATTGTGTCAAATCGTCTGTTAACTCATCAATATATGAGTTTTCTATCACACTAAATTTACCAGGTACTTCACCATAATCACCATTATATTTTTCATCACTTCCTAATGGAACATTTTTAATGAAATTTAAAACAAAATCTTTTTTTATTGTTTCATCTTTACCTTCAGGATTTTCAACACTTGACGGGTCATCTTTTACTTGTTGTTGTTTTAGTTGTTGTGCCTTTTTTAAATTTTCTTCTTTGTTTGCCGACGCAAGATATCTTTGAACTAATTGTATATCAGATGAATCTAATGTTGTATATGTTCTTATTAAACTATAAAAATCAATATCTTTAGCACCAGAAAAATATGCATTAATATAATCATCCGCCTGTTCATCCGTCATATTTTTAAAATGTTCACGGATTAATAAATTTAATATACTCGGGTGGTCAACAATAATTTTAAACGAAAGTTGTCCGTTTCTTTCTGTACCCTGATATGTATAAATTGGTTCCGGTCTTCCTAAGAAAACGTTCTTATCCCAAGTGGCATTGTTTTGTTCACTAACTTTTAAATCATAAGGTGGAAACCACATTACTCTTCCTCCATTTGGTCCTCTTTCGCAAAATGGTAAATCATTAACAGTGAAAAATTCTTTATTTGATGTCTTCCATGCTAAGTTTTCTATTGATAACATATACTTTTTAGCATAAAATTCTTGACTTCCTTCAATTTTAAAAATATTCGATGAACTTGAAAAATCTTTTTTCCCGTTAGACATTGGTGCAATATTCAGATTCCATGTATCCGACATAACACTACCATCAAATCTTCTAACATTAGTTCTTCTATATGGTCTTTCTGTTTTTTTATAATAAGGTGTTGATTCTGTTTCTTTATAGAACGGCATAGTATCTGCCATTTTATAATACGGTCTATCTTTAGTCCATACTCTCGCATATTCAACTCCTATATCTTTACCATTTGCAACATATTTTACCGCAGACCCTTTAGATATCATTATATCTCCTTCCTTAAAAAATCTACTTGTTTGGTCAATTACATTGGCAATATGTGATTTACCTTCACCACCTTTTGGTTGTGTTTCTAAAATTTGTTGTGTTGTTTCTAAAATACTATCAGTTCTAAACTTGAATATTTTAGATAAAGATTCATTTAATTTTGTTTGTTCCTCGTTAGTTGAATTACTATATAAATTAAGTTTGTTTTCTGATTTTTTTCCTATCCAAGTTAGATTTCCAGGTATCGATCCCTTTTCAGAAAGAGATGTTTGTCTTGTTAATTTAGATAATTCAGGATCAAATAAAATTGTTTGATAGTAATTACTTTTAATTTTTCTTCCACTAAATAAATCTGTTGTTGCATTTTTAACATCGTTCCCTCTATCATCTCCAATATATGCTAAACCATTTGGTGCCTCCGTACCTAACAATGTTTTAATTCCTTGTGCAAATGCATTTGGTATATCAAATATTTTAGTTGACTGTTGTGATCTTGCAAGAGTTGTATAATTTGGTGCATACTTTGAGTACGCCAATAAATCAAAAAGTCTATTTTTTGATGCACTTCCCATATATTCTATCATCAAATCTGATGGTTTTCTACTTGGTAGTGGTCTTCTATCAATACCCACAATACTACCTAAAACACCAGTGACATCTTGCCACACTTTTGTTGCTAAAGTTGTTTGTGTTGGTCTAACATTAACAGGATTTCTTGGATTAGATAAATAATCACCCGGTATTTCTGTAAATGGTAATTGAAGTCCCGCAACAGTCTGTGCAAAATCTATAGCTTTACCCGGTAGACTTTTTGCCACCGTTATTTTATTATTACCTTCAATTAAAGGTTCTTTACCTTTTAATATGTTGACTAATGTTGTGGTATTACCTTGTAATGCATCCGCAATTCTTACTTTAGCAACTGTAGAGGTGTATAAATTCTGTTCAATTCTTGATAATAGTGGACCTGTTTTTTCTGATTTTATGTGACGAGCAGCAAATTTAAATAATTCAGATTCGTTATCATATGATTTGGTGGTAAGTATGCCTATTAATCCATCATTTGTTTTTGTAAAATAAGGATATAACTGTAAGTTAGCTCGTCTTTGTAAATTTGATAAATTTTCAAATATATTATATTCTGTAGGTTTAAAAGTATTTAAAGACTTGGGTTTAGATAATTCTGTTGATCTATTTGAATCTACTGGTGGTAAATCTATATTGGAATAGTCATTTTGTGTTTGTACTTGATAGTTGTCTCTTGTAAACCTCTTAGGAGATACATAATTACCATATACGGGATCTAACGTCCTTCTGAGAAGATCGTCTCTTAAACTTTTAGTATATTCAAAACTTGTGTAACTTGGCATTAGTCCTTTTTATACTATAAATAGATAAAATAAAAAAACTAATAAACATTTAAACGTATTCTTCTTTCGAACCTTTATATTCTAAATTAAATGGAACATCAAAACGTGGAACAAGATTAAAATCATGTTTAAAATTAAATGCGATAGGTTTGTTATCCTCATTTCTCAATCTTCTTTCGGATTCTTGTTCATTGTATTTTGTCATATCACCTGATTTTGACATGGCCTTTAATTGATCTCCAAGAGATTTAAACATATCTTCAAACTTACCTTTTATATCCAAATCAGTCAACGCTGTCTCAATAGTATTCGTGATTGGTTCTAATAAAGTTTTAAAAATACCCGCATCTCCTGCCGTTTGTCTTTTACCGAGAATTTCTAAAGAATCACCAAATACATTGTCTAATGACTTACCAACATCAACTGTACCACCCTTACCTATCGTTTTTTTTCCAAAATCCCTTATTGATCTTTGTGTTAAAGATTTTAAATCGTTTTCAATGTTTTTTACTGAATCAAATTGACCTCTTGCAATTTCTTCAACACTTTTAGTCCTTAAATCCTCTTTTAGACTTGTAAGTGTTTTAACCTGTTCTTCTGTAAGACTTTCTATTGCAACCTCAGTACTTGTTCCTAATTTTTTTGCAACATCATCTGGTACAGTTATGGTCATTTTACCATCCTTCATTTGTGACATATTCACTATAAATTCTCTATCTGCGTCAGATATATCAAATCCTTTACTAAGTAAATCATTTGTTGCAACAAGTCTTTCTTGAGAAGCAATAGCACTTTTTGTTAATTCTTGATAACTTATACCAAGTTGGTTCGCCATTTCTTTTGCTCTTCTAAGATTCAAACCGGTAATTTCAAATCTACCTTGTTCCTCGTTAAATACCGCCAATTCACCGGCCGCACCAATTAATGCATCTTGTAAACCCTCAACATTATTTGTTGCCATATACATTAATTTAAGTGGATCATTTAAATCTCCAACAGCACCACCTAACATTTGCATATTTGCGGTCAACTCTATTGCTTTATCAGGATCCATTACTTTATCTGCGAATTTAAAAACTTCACTCATGTTCATTCTAAATTCTAAAGATTTTTGTACCATTCTACTCAAACCATCCACACCACCACTAAATCCAAATTCATTTAATTTACCTATGTCGTTTCTCAACATTTCTGTTGTTTTCTTCGCATTCAAACCTAAAGACATAGAAGATCTTCCTGATTTATCTATTGCGTCCATGGCGTTTTTAGCCCCAATACCAACTTTTTCAAATTCTGTCATTGCAACACCTAATTCTCTCAAACTTCCAATAAACGCCCTACCGGTTTCATATGTTCTGTTTAATGTTTTTTCTGATAATAAATTAAATTTACCATTCGCGTCAGACATGCTTGTAATCATACCTGAAACCTGTTCCATATTGTACCCAAATCTTAATGCGTTGATTTGTGATTCAGCAATTCTATCAACATATATTTCCAATAAATCACCAGATAAACCAATTTTTTCTGAAATATTTGTATGTAAATCAGACTCTCTTTTTAATTGATTCAACATTTCACCTTGAATCATTTTATTTTTTTCCGCCGCCCCCTCCTCCTGATAAACTTTTATAATAATTAAATGAAGCACTACAATTTGATCTATCGGTTGAATTCGTAAATGGCCAAGCTACAGGAGGTGATTGTAAACTTGCCCATTCTTTTTCAAATTCCGTAACTTTATTAGCTTTCGCTAAATCATATAAATCTGCCATATGTAATAAATACGACTAAATTAACTTTCTAATTCAATTATATAGTTTATATAATATCTTCTTACATATACAGGCATTGAAATTATGTCAGAATATGAAAAACCCTTTTTTATTAAGAATAAAATCTCATTTAATAAACCTTTTCTATAATCCGTAGAAAGGGCGAAAAAATTCTACCCCAAATCCAATATTTACTTGGATTGTATCTCCTGATGGGGTAATTACACTTTTAGTTAAATCTAAACTTGGTTTATTTTCTTTTACAAACTTTTTAAAATCTTGAGAATCTTTAATGGGCATTTTTGTTTCGATAAAATTTCGTATTTGTAAAGGATCTCTTACTCCACCTATTGATTTTATCATGAATTCAAGTTGTTTGGTAACAATAGGAGCAACACCTATTCCATTCCAACTATCTCTTATTTTATTAATCTCGTCTTCTTGTTTTTGTGTTAAAAATTTAAAAGTTATCTCGACATTACTTTTTTGTAAAAAATACGAATATTCTCCATTAACATCTGTTGTTAGATTAAAATCTTTTATTTTAATTTCTGATAAATCTATCGTAGTTTCAAATTCTTTTTCTGTTTTAGGATCAGTTAATGTAAACTTATATTCTGAACCAAATGCGGTATTTCTTAAAAATATTAAAATCGCTTGTTTATCTTCCTCAACTATTTCTTCAATATTAATATCCCTATCTAAAATTTTTCTCTTTAGTAACTCACTTACAATTGAATTTGTCGACATTAAAGTTGGAGACGCTAATATATTTTCATCAGATGCGGTTAGATATGCTACTCTGATTGATTTTTTTCCATTAGTATAATGAATACCTTTACTTGGTAATTCAATTACATCATATGCAATTGCTGGGTCTATTCTTAATTCTTCCATAGTGTTAATTTAAACTATAACTATTTTAAAGTAAAGTTTTACAAATAAAAAAACCGGTATAAAACCGGTTTCTGTATTTTGTTTAGTGTTATGTTAGTAAATAAGTATACATCTATCCATTCTTAATGAACAATCAATGTTTGCTAAGTCGTCTCTTGAATAATCAAGTTCACCAAAGTTTAGGTCGGTGATGAAACACTGTTGTAACAACCATTTTTCTACCACTACTCCTGTTGGATCAAGCATCTCGAGATCAATATCTTTTTTATAGCCAGCAGCATAACCCATACGACCTGTTACCGATTCCGCATGTAAACGAAACCATTCCATTAAAGCCTGTGATGCTGAAGGTCCTATTGGGTCTCTAAATTTTACTTTTATTTCATTCCATTCAAATCTACCGGCAACATAAGTTGAGGTATTTAAAAACGGTATTGCTACTGAATTAATTTTTGCACTTGGTCTTGAAGCGGATGTTACATACCACTCATTTATACCTAATGAAGAGTGAAATCTTAAGATAAATCGGTTTACCCTTTTTGGTTCATAGGGTGTCGGCATTTTCATTAATAAATCGGCCATGTTGTATTAGTATTACTTTTTTTGGTTTATTTTGTTTATTATAAATATATCTCAAATTAAAATAATTTATTTTTAGTTAACTATTGTTTTTATCAAAAAAATTTCGTAGTTTTTAACATATCCAGTATATAGCACCAGTAAATTAATTATTTTTCTTTTTATTAATAATAAATACCAGAATATCTGGTTCCAGCATTCTGGGTAAAATATAAAAGTATTATTTTTATAAAATATGGTTCCATGTGGAACAAAAAAAAAGGGATGTTTTCACACCCCTTTTCCTTTTTTATTTATTTACCAATTAGATATTCTCAAACGAAGCACCGGTTGGTGTTATAATGAATTCTAAGTCAATAAATTCAAGTGAACGTGTTGGTTTGATATAAATCTTACCTCTTAAAGTATTTGCATCTATATCCTCTGGATCATTAGATACGGTAACACGGAATTCGGTTAAACCTCTTTCTTTCTTTATTGATTCTAAAATTGGATTTACCAATCTAAGGAATTCATTTCTAACTTGTTCGTCATTTTGTTCAAACAATAGTCTAATCGCAACTGCAGATATTAACTTTCTTGCTCTTAATAATAATCTTCTTACGTTAATTCTATCCAAAGCAGATTCTCTTACTTGAAGGGTTTTGTTACCCCAAATAATTGTACCTGTATCAGAGAAGGTTGCAATTGGGTTAATTCTGTTTTTATATAATTCATCTCTCTCATCAAGTGTTAATTTCTTATTTGCTTTGATTGCATTTACAAGACCTCTTGAATAACCCGCCACCGCGAACCATGGATAAGAAACATTATCGGTTAACGCAATGTTCTTTAAAACTTCACCTGTTGGTGGAATATAAAGTTGAGTTGAATTATCTGTATCTCTTACTTGGATCCAAGGCCAATAGGTTGCGGAGTAGTTAGAATCCACTGCGATTCCATCAAGAAATCCTGCAACTTCCTCAGCATCAGTTGTATATACAGGTCCAGGTGCGTTCATTATGTATAAAGAATCTGCTCTATCAGTTTCTACCATATCTATTGCCTGATTAATTAATGAACTATGATTATAAAAATCAATACCAGGTGTGGTAAATACATTTATATCAACCGCTTCTGGATTTGAAAATGTTTCAATACCCTTCAAATATGCGTAATAGTCTGAATTTCCTACACTTGTACTAAAAACACCACTATTAACAGTATTTCCACTTATATAAGTTGTTTTTCCGAATATATAACCATCGGTATTTGTTCTAACATTTCTGTAGATATCCCAACCGTCGTTACCACCAAACACACCAAAAGTGAACTTACGGAATGAAAGTGAAGTTAATTTATTATTGGTACCCGTTTGACCTTCGAGATCATATGGGGTTGTTTTAAACATATAACCAGAAGGTGTGTTACCCGTGATACCCGAAGCGTTTATTGATAAGTGGAAACCATAAGTTTCATTATCACCACTTGCTCCTTTGTACTTAAATAAGTCAGAATCGAATCCTGTTTGTGATGATAGACCTAAACTTACTTTTCTTACTTTATCACCACTTTCAACTACAGGTGTACCGTCAGCATCATATAGAATAATATCACCAGCGTCATAGTATTCTGTTTTATACATTACAGTACCAATAGTTGATGACGCGAAATCTGAATTTGCTCCGAATCCTTTAAATCCACAAGGAATTGCGTCCGTTGGATGTTCATCGGCAAGAGAAACCATAATTAACTTTGAACGTAATTCATATTCACCATCAGCCGTACCAATTTTTCTACCAATATAACCCGGTAACTCAGGATTCATTGAACATCTTGAATATTTTTCTAATACAACTATATTATCATCTGTATCATTAAAATCACGTACCAATAAATCAAATTCTCCTGTTTCTAAATTAACATTTTGAATCATTATTTTATATTGGAAATTAGCGGTATCACCATCAGATATGGTCATGATTTGGAAAAGATCTGAAACTTTACCACCACGAACTTCGGAAACAACCATTGGTGATGATGGTGTGTCCCATTCACCTAAGAAATCATTACCATCTGAATTATAAACTAATGAAGTATCAATACCTCTAATTATACCTCTATCATATGCTGCCTTCAAAAATTTACTGTAATTTTCATGAATATATAAAGGAAAGTCCGCATATTCTTTATCGAAAACCTCAGTACCTAAAACCTTAGATATGAATTTTGTGGAAGTATGATCAAAATTACATGTAAATTCTTTTGCTCCACCTGTGTATCCTGTTACTTGTAAAACAAAATCAGATAATGGATTTCTTAATATTGTTGATCCACTTATTGAAACTTTAGTAGAACCAGTAACTTCATGTATAAGAGTTTGTCCACTATATCTACCTCTTGATCTAAGTGCACCAACTACAACATCATCATAATCTGTATTCAAACTTGCGTTGTATTTGTATCTTGTAACATCAAATCTTGAATTACCACTTGAATATACAAATTTATAGGAATATACACCGTCTATTGTACTATCATCACCCGGTGTAGTTTCTGTGTAGAATGTGTTATACCATTCTTTTTCATTATTATTATTAGAATTATTTTTATTTGTTAAAGGAGAGTTTACTTCTTTCACTGAACTTAAACTTGTAAGTCCTGAAGATGGTATTTCACCCATTACAAACCATTTACCATCATCGGCAGTTGTAAAACCACTAAAGTTTGATAAAATGTAATTAGTTATTGAAGTACCGTCAAAAGCAGTTTTACCTGATAATTCAGCATATATTGTACTTCCGGTCATGTTCGCCAAAGTGTCACCTGACATTACAAGATTTAATGTTGTACCACTTAATGAACCAAGATTAACACCTCCAAGTGTAACAATACCAAAAGTGTTATATGGTTTGTAACCTGTTAAACCAAGAATTCTTGTTACAAATAATTGATTTGATTCTTGTAAATAAGATTTTGCAAAATATGGTAATTCATATTTTGGATTACCCGCCCCATCTTTCACTGGTGAAGTGGAACCGAAGTATGTTCTGAATTCATCAAAATTTGTAATTAGTATAGGTTCGAAAGCGGGACCCTTTAAAGTTTCACCTGCCATACCTAAAGTTGTTACACCAACACTTTGTGCTACGAATGTTAAGTCTTTCTCAGAGGTATAAACACCTGGAGAAACGAATACTTTGTTAGAATTTGCCATTGATTAATGTTTGGTTAAAATATTTTATTAGTTTTCTAATAAATATCTTTGTTTTTATCAAAGATTTCAGGGATTTTTTCATTTTAGATATTTATTTATCTAAAAATATATTTAATTATCTATGTCAAATAAAACAGTTTATAAAAACGTTAAAATAAGTGAAAAACATCACGAACTATTGAAACAATATTGTGATAAATTGGGGTTAAAAATCCATAAGATTTTAGAAAAATTGATAGAAGATAACTGTAAACCTAAAAAGAAGGATTTGTATGGAGAATGATTAGTGTAGGTACGTTATACCAATTCTTGAATTTAACGCTGGACTAAATAATAATGATATTTTTGTTCCACCTAAAACTTCAAATCCTGATCCTTCTTCTTCTAATAAACCGTTTATATCCAAAGAAATTACGTCACTAACGTAATTCGTAACGTTTATTTCTCTATTTCCTGTAAATGTAAAATATTCTGTAGAAACGTTAAATATTTTACCATATTCATCAACAAGAGTTTCCTTACTTCCTACATAATACGATATGACAATTGAAGATCCATCAGGGGGTGGGTTATCAAAAGTTATTTTAGATGTTTTTGAAATATGAAAGTAATCTGTATCTCTTTCTTGTATTATACCATTTATTGTTACATTAAATAAAATTCCAATTGTCTCACCAACACTGAATTGTGTTTGCATTCCATCGGCCACAAATGTTGCGGTTTTAGTTTCAAATAATCCTCTCTTAACTATTTTTTTACCTACATTACCACCTTTTAAAAATTCATTTAATAAAAAGAATCTACTTATAGCCGGCTTTACCTCAAATTCTTCAGAATCTATTAAAATACCCAACATAATAAAGGTGTAATTTTGGATGTAAAATCTACGACCATCTATTGTATCCATTGGTGTGTTATCTTCTATTTTATCTAAAACAATAGGTATGTAATGACCTTTAATTGATGTGTATGCTTGTCTTGAAGAAAATTTCTGTAAAACTATTTTATTAAATCTATTTAAATCTCTAAACTTATTACAAACAATTGTAACATCAAATGACAAATCAACTGCAACAGGTTGCGGGATTTTATATATATCTGCACCCATTTGTGTTCCATTCCAAGTAGGTACTGACGCATAATAAAAAGTACTTCTATCAGGAATTGTTCTTTGTGTAACAGGATTGGTACCTGGTTGAACATCAGGTTTTCTCACAATTGCAATAAACGGTATTTTAACATTACCGTCTTCATCTGAAAATTCCCAATTATTTGAAAATTCACCCCATCTTTGAATTGTTAATATTTTTGGAATAATTGGGATTGATTCACCGTCTGTAACGATTTTAAAGTTCTTCTTGACAAAATCTAACATTCCTCCATCCAAATCATCATGAAGAATTGAGTCGGGTAAATAGGAATCGGATTTTGTGATTCTATCTAAAAGTTCTTGTCTTCTGTCAACAATATCTTGACCTCTTAGATGTTCCCTTTTACTGTATACATCAATATTATTTTTTCTTTTAGGTATACCCATGATTAAACTCCTCTAAATTCGTTTTCCTGTGTTGGTACACAAGTTATTGTTCTGTAATGTGGTTTATAACCAAACATTTTATGTTTATTATCAGATGTGACTTTACCATCATTTGTTACAGTATAAAATCTTAATTTATTTTCTGAATCAGCATATCCAATATAATCACCATATGTTATATCAACCTTTAACTCCTCTAAATGTCTTATATATACTGAAAGTGTTAGATTACCCGGTTCACTATATCTAACCAAACCATTTTTATATGATGAGTTTTTTGGTTCATCAATTTTAACCAATGCATTGATTTCCATAGGAGGATAAAATTTTTTCTGATCTTTTCCCGCTTCAGCGTAGACCGAATCGGTATCAGTACTTGTTCTATCAATTCTATACAAAACAACCTTCATGTTTAAATCTCCATGAAGATATTCTTGACCCAATTGAATATTAATGTCAAAATCGTCTTGAGAAAAAAACTTACTTAAACGTGTTATTGGTAGTTTGTTGTCCATACCTTATAAATAGTTTAATCTTTGATTCTAATTATTTATATTTTAATTTATATATGATACCTGAAATAGAGGCAAGAGAATTATTATCAAATTACGATGGTTCCAATAATCAACTATTAGATTGGAAAAGAAAATTTATTGATCAAAAAAATTTTAAACTTACTCGTCCACAAGCTGAATATGTTTTAAAGTATAAAGATAGTGTTCCTAAAATTGCAAGAAAATATATTGAGATAGTCTCAACTTTTGGAGAAAAAATTCAAGAAGACAAATTACTACCTGTACCCCCAACAAAAATATGGTGTGAAAAATTATTATGTGAAAGTGAAAAAGCGTATCACATATGGGGTAAGATTATAGATTCTGAACAAAATAATGCATTTTGGTTACCGAAGGCGGCGGTAGTACAACCCGAAAAAAAATTAAATAGAGTAATTGATTATTCTAAATATGGAAGTAGACCACCCATGGATCATCAAAAAACTGCAGTTGAAAAATTATTAGCAAATGATAAATTTATTCTTGCGGATGATATGGGTTTAGGTAAAACTACTTCAGCTGTTATCGGTGCATTAGAAAGTGGAGCAAAAAAAATATTAATTGTCTGTCCCGCATCATTAAAAATAAATTGGAAAAGAGAAATTGAAAATTATACCGATAGAAGAACATTAATTGTAGAGGGTCGTAAATGGGGATCCACTTTTGATTTTTATATAATAAATTATGATATATTAAAGAATTATCACACAACAGATAAAAGTGAAGATAGTGATGATTATAAATTATTGGTTAATGAAGGTTTTGATTTGGCAATTGTAGATGAGGCACACTATATTTCAAATACTACGGCAAATAGAACAAGATTACTAAATGATGTTTTAGATCAAATACCAAAAGTATGGTTACTTACAGGTACTCCAATGACATCGAGACCGATTAATTATTTTAATCTCCTTAAAATTGTAGATTCACCTTTAACACTTAATTGGCAAACATATGTTAAAAGATATTGTAAGGGATTTCAATTTAGAGTTGGTAATAGAAAAGTTTGGAACACAAGCGGTGCAAGTAATTTGGATGAGTTAAGAGAAAGAACTAAAAATATTGTACTTCGTAGAATGAAAACAGATATTCTTGATTTACCTGAAAAAATTATAACTCCAATATTTGTTGAACTAAATTCTAAAATGTATGATGAAGAACTCGAAGAATTTACAAGAATCAGTAAAGAAAATAAGGAAACAGATACTATTAGTGTAACATTAAATCGTTTAATGAAAGTAAGACAATTAATTTCATATGAAAAAATTCCTTATACATGTGAAATAATTGATAGATGTTTAGAACAGGGTAAAAAAGTAATTGTGTTTACAAATTTTACGATGACTTTAGATATGTTACACGAGAAATATAAAAAACAATCTGTGGTCCTTGATGGTCGTATGACTAAAGAAAGAAGACAAGAATCTGTAGACAGGTTTCAAAATGAAGATAAAATTAAAATATTCATATCAAATATTGTTGCGGGTGGTGTTGGGATAACATTAACTGCAGCCGAAACTGTGATTATGAATGACTTGTCATTTGTTCCTGCACATCATAGTCAAGCGGAAGATCGTGCATATAGATACGGACAAAAAAATAGTGTACTTGTATATTATCCTGTTTTTGAAAATACTATTGAAAAAATAATATATAATATTCTGCAAAAGAAAAAGAATATAATTGATCAAGTTATGGGTGATGGTGAATATTCCGAAACTTTTAGTAAGGATTTAATTAAAGAACTTCTTTAATTCATCGAATTTATTCGTTAATAGAATTATAAGATTTTTATCTTTAAAATCGGCAATTTTTATATTAATGATTTTTTCGGGATCTTTTTGTAATATAACTTCATTTACACCTTGTGGTAAATGTTCAATTTCAATTAATATTTTTTTATCATAACAATATTTCGCAATCTCATCTAATTTTTCAGGTACCATAATACTTTCTTCAATTTTTATTGGGTGAATTATTTCTTTTTTAAATAAAATGTTATAACCAATACGTTCTATATATCGATTTATATTTTGAAATAAAACAATTTCTGTCTTTTTATCTTTTATGTCAATATAGCACCAATAATTAACATCCGCTTTTAAATCATTAGCTGAACCTGATACCAAATACCCCTCTTCATTATAACTTATTACTCTCCCACCTTTTACTTGTATTTTAATTTTTTCTCTATTCTTATATATGTCTTTAGTTTCTATTGTTAAAATAACATCAATTCCTTTAAAATCATTTGGATCTCCTCTTTCTAAGGCAAAATCCATATCTATTATTTTGAATTCATCAAATATTTTACGGATTTTATACATCAGGGCAATTATTGTAATTTGACCTGAAGTCCACGATTGATTACATCTAAACCAAAAATGATAAAAATATTTTGTATCAATATCGGTTGTAAAATAAAGTTGAAAATTTTTTTCGATAAAACTAAAAAGAATATCTAAGTTTTTTCCCCACTTATTCTTGTCATTAAAATCTAATTCTATACCGGTACTATCATAAAACAAATAATAAAAATCGTGAAAACAATAAGGATGTGTATTTGGAGTATTTCTCCAACACCAAGAAACAGGTATTTGTTTTTGATAATTTAGAATACCCCACATTTTATTTTTTTTCCAAAATCCCCAAATTCCTAATTCCTTACCTTTTTTTTCGAAAACTTTATTACACCTTTCTTTATATAATTTTTTAAAATCACCAGATAAAAGACCCTTAAAATAGTCATATCGGTACTTTCTTATGTTTGATGTTAGAATATCCATAATGCAAATATTAACTATTTATTAGAATATAACAAAAAATTATGTCAACAACAATAATAACACCCGAACAAAAAGATAAACTTTTTACACAGGTTTTCCATTTATTAGGTATGCCAGTAAGGGGTATTGAATTAACTGAGGAACAAATGGATACTTTTTTAGAGTTATCATTATCCGAATATGAACAATATGTTAGTGATTGGCTTATTGAGTCTCAATGGTCGGCATTGGCGGGATTAGATGTTGATACCCAATCACTTACGAGAGCGTTCACAACAAGAAGTTTGGATTATGAAACACAATACACGTATTCTTATTCTAAAATAGTCGGATTACAAGCGAATGGACCGTGGGAATTAAAAAAGGATTATATAACTTTAGAAAGGGGGGTACAGACATATACGATACCAGCAGGAAGAGAACTTAATGAATTATTATGGTATAATAGAGCAGAATTAACAGACTCGATTGTCGATCCATTTCTTGGTGGATTTGGTGGATTAGGAGGTGTCGGATTTGGTGGTGTAGGTGGTTTTGCACAAACAGGATCTGCGGGTTCGTATTTTCTTCTTCCCGCATTTGACTTGTTACTTAGGATGCAGGACAGAAACATAAAAAACAGAATGATTGGTGGTGATTTAACATATAGAATTACCGCAGGACCTGATGGAACTAAAATAGTGCATTTAATGAATGTTCCCGGTGGTAGATTTGATTTCGGCTCAATTAAAAATAACAATTATAGAGTTTGGTATTGGTACTATGATACTTTTGATAGAGACACTTGTTTAGATCAAAATAAAGATGTTATAAAGTTACCTTCCGATGTTGATACCCAACCATTAACTTGGGACGATTTAAATAAACCAGCACAAAATTGGGTTAGAAAATATTTGATAGCATATTCTAAAGAAGGATTGGCAAGAATATGGGGTAAATTCTCTGGTGATTTACAAGTACCTGATAGTACGGTAAAACTTGATTACAGTACATTATTAACCGAAGCTAAGGATGAAAGATCTAAATTAGTTGAAGAATTAATGGCAAGACTTGAAAGACTTCGTCCAGAAAAAATACTTGAAAGAAAAGGAAACGAAGCAGAAAATCTTAACAAGGCTCTCAAGTATAGAGCGATGCCTTCTCCATATAATGTGATCTAACTTTCCACCGCGTGATACGCGAAGTCATTTCCGTTAGTTTCAATTATTTCATCCTCATTACTCTTAGTACTATTTGCCTGTAGTGAAACTACTTTCCTATTATGATCCACCCAATATTGATCAACTAACTCCAAACTATTTTCAACATACATAAAGAAAGGGTCTCTATTCACTCTGTTCCAAAAAAGTACCTCACTATCAGATAAAGTCATAACCTCATCAAAGTTATCTTGTCCACCTTCTTTCAAAGGATAACCGTTTACAAGTTCACATTGTGATTTTGTAAAATATTGTCTGTCTTTAGGATCTTCAATTAATATATCTTCTCTAATCTCAGGTTTGAAAACACACAATAAAGGTTCTATTCTTTTGTTAAATGTGGAGAGATATCTCGCAACATTATATTCCCCTGTCATCTCAGGATTATTTTGAATTTCCTTTTCAGGAATCATATAACAATTTATTTCAATGTAATCTGACGGCATGGGATGACCATGTTTCTGTAAAAATTCTTCCTGTTGTTTTTTTGTTGGTTTTGAAATTTTCTGAACGTCCCCCGATGATTTTTTAAGACCATTATTTACATAATAAATTGTTTCACCTAAACCTGCAGGATAATCATTTAACATAACAAGTTCCATATGTGCCTGACGTGACATTAAAGAACCTGCCTTAGTTACTTTTTTAATGTGTTTTCTATATTCATCAACAGATTGTTTTACTCTTGCCTTATTTGCAATCTTAGATAATGGTATTTCCTTATTGAATATCTTAGTTACATATTCATAATATAATTCAACAAATGAGGCACCATCACCATTTAATAGATGTTTCAAACCCTCATCTAAAAATTCCACAATATATTGTTGTAGTTTTTTAGATTTTATAGTGTTACCTGTTAATTTAATTTTTTCCTTACCTTTCTTTATTAGTTTTATTATATAATTTTTACGAGAAACATTAATACATGCGGGTGCCATATAGTCAATATCTAAACCCATTTCGTTTCTCATGAATAAATCATTGAATTCTGCGGTATCTGCTTCAATACCCTTATATTCCTTACCTTCTTCCACTAATTCATTATTACCTTTACCTATGTAAATTGTATTTTGAATGTCATCAGGAGTTTCAAAGTTAACACCATCCGTATCCATTACAAGTGGTTTGTATCCTTTCTTCATGAAAAACATAATCATCATACGGAGACATTGTCTACCGGTACATGTAATTGTTTCACCCATATTCATATCACCCCACGGAAATACTTGTGGTGCGGAAAGTGAACCAAAGTATGCATTGATGAAAATCTTAATTGGTAATTGTTTACGGTCGTACATCTCAGCCTCAACAGGATTTGTTTTAGCAAGTTCACCCGCAAGTCTTTTGTATTTGATACGAATGTTACGGAAATATTTTAGCATTGATTTCTGAACACCCATCACATCACATTCAGGAAATACATCATAAACAAGTTGAATAGATGGGTAAAGTGACGCGTAGTCAAACTTGACAATATTCTTTGAATAACCAACATTTAATAACCTTGATAATCCACCTGTGATTGCACGTTTCTCATCTTTAGTTGGAATTGCCAAATTGTTTTCATAGGACCAAGCCAACATGATTATTTTCCATAACGTTGCGGTACCCATTGTTGCGATTCTTTCATACGTTGTCGGTACAAGTTTTGAAAGTAAGAAAGTTGATTGTGAAAAAGAATCGTCAACAATCATAGTTTCATACAAGTCATCATCAAGATATTGTTCAACAATTTTTCTACCTGGCCATATTTCAAATTTGCCGGGATATTTTTCTAATAAATTCTCTGTGCCTGGTTCACCTATTTTTTTATAGTTACCTGTTTTTGGATTCACATAATAACTCTCATTATCAAGATATATTTTTGAAATATATGCACCGTCAACATACACACGATTTGATTTTTCTTTCTCCAAATATTTTGTGATATATTTCAAACCCCACGATTTAATTTCACTATTAATCGCCTGTGCTCTTCTAACTGCGTGCGCAATATCAATGATATTAAATCCCCAAATAACATGTTGTGTATACGGTTCAACTTCATTTGCTAATTTCAACATACCTTCTTTTTCCGTAATACCTTTAGGAGTAAAGATTGCTGTTAAACCCTGTACATCAACACCCAATATTTCTGCACGTTTTAATATAAAGGGCCAATCGAAAAATGCCGAGTTATATCCACCTATAATTGTGGGTTTTCTTTCTCTTATTAATTGAAAGAATCTTTCAATACATTTTTTTTCTCCGTCTTGACCAAATGCGGGGATTGTTTCATTTAATCCACGATTATCTTTAACCCCAATAAGAATAATATTATTTTTTTCTGGTTCAAGACCTGTAGTCTCAATGTCAAATACGAATCTGTAAACATCTGAATAATTCTCAATACCCTTGAATAATCTTTTCTTTTTATCTATTAGATATTGTTCTACAGGAGACAATACTTGAAAATATTGTCTAAAATTTTCATTCCACGGATCAACACCACCCTCTCTAAAAAAACTTGTTAAATTGGTATAACTTTTTGTGCTTTTTACGAGATATTTTAAACCATTTTCTAACCTTTCGTTTCCATATGTTTCCAATTTTTCAATTAGAATACCATGTTTCATCATGGCCCTTTTTTGAGTTGCCTTGGAATTATTATAAAAATTTAATCCAGACAAATCACCAACCCATAAAAATGGAATGAATTTATCTGATATTACTTTTTTTCCTTTTTCAGGATCTTGTATAATTTTATAAATTGTATTTGTTGGATAATCGTATTCTACACCAACTATGAATTCTTCCGGATCGGATCCGTTTAGGAAATTTTCGATAATTTCCTGAGAAATAACCTCTTTCATTATTTATATTTTTAATGTGACGTATTTGCTTGTGATGTTAAATCACAATTTGCCTTGACACTAATAAATATAATTAAAATTTTTGTAAAAAAAAATTAGGATATCCCCCATTTATTTTTGAGATAATTTTCGGTGTTTACTATTTCACTATTAGTTAATGTCTTAGTGTATAACAACACTTCACCAACGTATCCATTTAAATCCTCAACACCATTTGCCGTTTCTCCAATATAAATGTAGTTCGTATCTGATGAAGTTGTGCCACTTACATTTACACTAAATGTTAATGATTGGTCTATTCCATTAATTCTAAATTTCAACCTATCACTATTTCCTATTTGTGAACCGTCATAAACACAAGTAAATATATTGAAGTTAGTATCAACTGTATTGGTTGTTGTTGATAATCCTTGACCCATACCAATTCTGTATTTTCCACCCGTTGTACCTAACCAGTTTGCATTTCTTTGGTTGTTATTTTGACCTCCTTGTACCATTGTATATGTTATACCTGTTGTATTAAATTTACCAACAACTATCATAGTGGCACCAGATATTGATTGGAAATTTGTAATTGGGTTAACACTAAATTGATCATTATCACCATCAAAATATGCAACACTAAGACCATTTTGATATGAAGTAACTTGTTTTGGTCTTTTACCTCCAGTAGAGTTTGATGGTTTTACCGTTCCAGTTGATTTATCATTTACAGAGTTTATATCTGTACCCGTACCTAAGGTAATAGTCGCACTATCTGAGAAATCATACCATATTTCCAAAGTCGGATCTGATGCAACTGGTGGTGGTGCGGTAGGTGTAGGTGTAGGTGTAGGAGTTGCGGTAGGTGTAGGTGTAGGAGTAGGAGTTGAACCCCCACATCCTGTTCCATCTACCCACAAATCGGTTCTTCCTGTTGACCAAGCGAGAACTTCACTTATAGTAGTACCTGTCGATCCAAAAGATCTTAAAAAAAATATACATTGTGTATCGTCATGTGCAACATGTATAGTTGGTCCTCCAATATTTCTATGAACATAAATTGTGTATCCACATGGTGGGTTATCAATACCCATCCAAAATCCGGAGTTTTTTGTTTCACCATAATCATCTAAACTGTCTATACCAATACTAAAATTTGTATTCTGTGTTGTGATGACTTTGTTTGTACTTCCAAAACTTTTAATTTTCTTTGGCATTATACTATGTTAATAAAAAGTTTTTCTTTTATTGGAAGTATTAGTTTGTTTGTTGGATTTGAATTTACATCTAAAAATTGTATTGTAACAATACCTTCGTATCTACCTTTAATCTTTGTGTTTTCTTCTGTAAATCTATATGTTATATAATATTCGTCAGTTGTTTGGTCATATTTTTTTGTTCTTGTAGTTATTAAACATTGACCATTTAATATATGGTACACATCATTTTCAACATCAAACATTTCAAATGTAATGTCAGAATTTTCCAACATGTCATTAAATGATGATTTATCATTTTTACCATCATCAATTAATCTCATTTTTAATATTGGGTCTGAAGCCCCTTGTCTAATAAAAAATTCCATATCTTATAAATACTAATTATTTTGTAAACCCACATAAACAGGGTCACCAATAACCCAAGGTGTTGGTGCCGATTGTATTAAAGTTGCCACACCACTCGGTGATGGTGTTGGAGGAACACCTATGTTCGTTCCGAATACAAATCCCTCAACCCCACCTTGACTCCAAAACTTAAATGAATTTGTATCACCCGAATATATTACAGTACTATTATTTTGAGTCAATGTTATTGTTACACTATGTCCTGTAAATCCAGAATAGTAACTTATTCTATCAACACTTTCATTATCTATTTTATTAAAATAGAACCCTCTACCTGTTGTTTGTAATAAATTTATTTCAGTAGAACCCGATACGTTTCCTATTGGGTCATTCATTATTGAATTTCCTGATGAAGGGAAATTATATGGTGTTGATACTAAATTAAATGAATATCCTGTTGGCGTTGCCGTAGGTGTTGGTGTTGGTGTTTCGGTTGGTGTTGGTGTTGGTGTTGGTGTTTCGGTTGGTGTTGGTGTGGAAGTAGGTGTCATCGTAGGTGTGGGAGTTGGTGTTAAATCCAAATAACTAACTACATTTAAATTTACGTATTCAACCCACGGTCCATGATTTCCATTCCAAAATCCCGCATCTACACCTGTAATCTGAACATCAACTGTTGTAATTGTATCGTATGTTGATGGGATTTCACTTCTATTTAACGTTAACGTTATATCTGTGTAATTTAGAGGTGCAACATTTGACCCTGTTGTTTTCGTTGCAACCGTTGCCCCACTTGAGTTTTTAAATAACAAAGTAAAAGTATACGTATCATTATTATTGGGTCCATTTTCCTCACGTTTAATATTAAGGACACCCTCAAAAGAATCTGAGGATGAAATGTAACTACTAACGTTAACAGATTGACTAACAGTTCGACTTACATATGTAAAATATAAGACACTATTTAAAACGGCGACTTGATTTGATGAAGTAAAGGACCATGTCCCAAATCCTCCTGTTGCAGACCATCCTGTTGTTCCTAAATCGAAATGAGGATTTATTAATAATTGTGTTGAATCTAATGGAGTTGGGGTTGGTGTTACCGTAGGTGTTGGTGTAGGAGTTTCGGTTGGTGTGGGTGTAGGTGTCATCATCCCCCAAACATCATTACCGTTTAAGAAAGCCTTACTTGCACTATTACCATTAAGAATTATATTATCTATATTTTCAAATAAACCCATCTTAATCAATTATAATATATAATGTTCCACTAACGGGTGTTATTGATGTATATGATGATGATGTTATTGTTTCTATTTTTAATATAGTGTCTGATGAAACTATATTACTATTATTCAAAGTTGCACTACCATTAACACTTAAATCATTTTTTAATTTAACACTACCACTAAATTCATATGTAAATCCTGAACTAACAGATCCCGTATTAAATCCAATTCTTGCATCACTTATAATATTAATCTGTGGATTTTGCCAACTATTTGATGAGAATAAGTGAACGTGTGTGTGGTCGGGATCGGGACCATCCAATGAACCAATATATAAATCTCTACCTCTGTTAATTACATATGCATCATTCTGATAACCAACAGAAAAAGGTGTATCAAATCCACTTGAATTGATACCCATGTTTACATAATGTAAATCTTCTGTTCCATTATCCGCGGTGGCGACGATATCACTACTTGAACCTCCGCCTGAATTTATATTTTTTACATTTATTTGAGAATATGTATCAGTGTCACCAACAAAATAAGCAATATTAAAACTACCTGAGCTGTTTACATGTAACATTTGTGGATTGCCGGCGATTAGTCCTCCCCCACCAACAATTATTGCATTTGAAAATTTGGTGGTGTCGGCATTAACAGAAAGCACATTGGCATCTTCACCTGAATCATGTCCAATATATGGATTTTGATGTGTGTTTGCTAAACCAAATTTGATATAACCTGATCCCGAATCTTGAATACCTTTAACAACTAAAGTATCAGTCATTCCAATATCACCTAACCAAACATTATCACCCACTTTAAAATTTTCTGCGTTATTGATATCGGTAGATATAAATTGAGAAGATGTTACGATCCCCTCGACTCCGATAGAACCCGTAATTTCTAAATCATTTGTTGTTGCCCAAACAGAACCTGTTTGAGCAAAAATACTATCTCCCGAATTAGTGTAAAAAACACTATATACTTCATTAGGTTGTATTCCTTGTAAACTATTTCCCGCCAAATCTTGTACGTAAACTGTTGTACTTGTTGCACCGGTAGTTACCCCTGTTACCCTATAAATTCCAAAATTTTGTGGTTGACCAATTTTTGTAAAATGAAAAATTGTACCAAAAGAAATACCATTTAAAAAGTTAGTGGCATTTCCACTACTTGCGACAGAATCATTATTATAATCCCAAGATGTGTTGTTAAATAAAAAATAATCGACCGATAAATATTGATTACTTGGTCCCGATCCAAAATATCCTTCATCATTAAAATTTCCCTTTTTCCATGTTAATCCAAGAATTGACGATTGACCTGATGTCCCACTTGTTCCTGAACTTCCCGCGGCACCCGAAGTACCGGAAGTTCCTGATGTCATTGCGGAGAATGTGGTTCCATTTATTGTGAAACTACCTGTTATATTAACACTACCAGTAAATTGATGTTTATCGTCTAATGAGTTTCCAAATATTGATGATCCACTTACATTATAATTTGTAACGTTAATTAAAGATGAACTTACAACATATTGTTGTGCTGTTATTGATCCACTAACAGTTAAGTTTCCATTTATAGTTTGACTTCCCGTAAAAAAGTGAGACCCACTATCAACAAGAGTTTGTCTCAAACTGTCCAAAGAAACTTTATATGTCGATTCCTGAGTATCAAAAACTGTAAAACCTGTTAGACTTGGATTTGTTATTCCTGATAATTGATGTATGTACTTATTTGTTGCCATTTTATATAAATATAATTTTATCCGTTATATATTAAATGTGAGTCTCCGTCACCTAATAAAATATTATCTTCATCATCTAAAATATGACCATCACCCAAACTAAAAATATCCTCTTCACAATTTTCTCCACAAATAAAGAAATCAAAATTATTGAGTCTTGTTAAAAAATTATGTCTAACACGAACAAAATCTAAGGGTTCTTCATAATATTTTATTGATTTCATATTAAAACAACATACACCGTTATGTATGTTATTCATAAGACCAGTTCCTCCTCCCCATGATTGTATAAATGGTTGTGTACCTCTATTCGATGGAACAATCTCTTCCCAATTTTCTAATTTATAAATTGGTCTACCATTTAAATAAATTTTTAATGTCCCAAGTCTTTTATCTCTTTCATCAGACCATTTTTTATTTAAAAATTCATAAGTATCTTCATATGTAGATAATTGAGTGGAGGTTACTGCGGTAACTGTAGTATCACTATAGTCGTTGATTTGATAACCAAGTAAATCGTTCCAACCCCCATCATTTTCCAAATCACAATTTTGATATCTATTGTATCTATCAAAAACTATGGTTAGATTAAAATCTTTTGTGGATCCTGTGGTACACAATTGAGGTGTTTGTCCTGAACTTATATAATAACTTTCAGAGAATCCATTTGTGGTTTGACAATAACCAGAATAATGATGTGCAACCCATTTAATTCTTCTATCTGAAGTAAATTGAAATGACAAATTATTATCAGCATAGTCTGATACCGAATCAGAACCCCTTACACCAAAATAATAAAATACTCCACCGCTTGACCACGGTAAATCCTCTCTATTGAAAATAAAATCTAATGTCCAACCCTTTTCAACACGTCTTTCAATAACTTTAGTACAACCCGATATAAATGGTTCCATGAATTGATATGCCCATGGTTTATTCGATAATTTATTTGGTACGGAACAACAATTTAATTCATTTTCTAACCTTTCCCCACATTTTAATACAAGAGTTGTCCCTGTTGTAAATCCACTTATTAATACCGATTCATTAGGAACTCCAAAATCAACATCATAGGTTTTCGATTGATTATAGGAATTGATCCCAAAAAAATGTGTTTCTCCTGTAATTCCTGTATATGTAAAGACATTACTATTCAATATAGTATTTGAAAATGTGTTAGAAATCCTGTTAACAAAGTTTGTATAATCAATCGTAGCGGTTAATCCTGAATATGGATAGTTCGGATCATTATCTCGATTATCAATTTCATAGAGAGATATCGTAGACCTTCCACAACTGAAATCTTCTAAGTTTGTGTTAATTTTTAAGGTGTCGTATGATATAGGTGTAGTTAAATCCAGTACTTCTGAATTATAATCTAAATCCACTTTAGCAATTTCATAATCGTAAAATTCCGAATAATCTAACTTGACATCCAATTTAGACCCGTAATATTTTAAAATATTCTGTGTATTCATGTTATAATAAATATCTTTCCCTAAGTTTGATATTTATATAAAAAACTGTTTAGATGAATAATTTTATTAAACAAGTAATTGAAGAGAAGTTTGCATCAAAAGCACAACAAAGATTTTTTTACGCTCAAGCCGGAAAAGGTGGTAAAAAAGGTAAAAAATGGGCTAAATGGGCAAAAGAGTTCTCAGATAAGACAGATTACGAAAAAATACCTGATAAAGTAGAAAAAGAGGAAGAAGTTGATGAAATTGTGGATGGCAAAGGTAATATTGCAAGAGGTAAAAAATACGCAAATTTCGCATCTAAGTTTATTACACAAAATAAAATAAGTGACGAAGTTACATTAAGTTCCGCGGGTCAAATGGGTAATCATGCGTTTGGACAACTTGGTGGTGGTAGATATGGTGTTGCAACTTCATTGAAATATTGGGCGGAAGGTAAAGAACTTACAAAAAAAGATATCCTTGAAGTCGAATTGGACAATATATTAGGTGCGGATGATACGATTCTTAAAGATTTACCATATGATAAGGCTAAAAAACATTTAGAAGATGAATTAGAAGTTCCCGAAGATAGTGCTGAAGAAAAATTAGATGATATGGGTTATGACAAAGATTTACCGAATGGACAAGTAAGATTAGTCGAAAATCCAAAAAAGTTTGTTGAAGAGTATTTGGAAAGTGTTTTAAAAAAGAAATCAGATGTCAATGATATTGTTAAAAATGGAGAAATGGAAACTAAAGAAATAAATTCAATAGTTAAAAGACAGTTAGATTCTCTAAAAAGTGCAATGGAGAGTAACGACTTATCACCTGAAGATATATTAAATTATTTGAAAAAAGGATGAATAGAGAATTAAGACATAGAGAATTTGATATACCACAAAATATACTTGATAAAATAAATCATACATTAGTTGGTTTAAATGGTGAAAGTCATAATGGCACCAAAAGAGCTGAAAAACTTTTGGCGGATAAAAAAGTCAAATATGGTAAATTAAAAAGAATAATACACGATTTACAAAATATGGATACTTCTGTTAATAGAGTGAAATACGATTTAGCGGGAGGACATGAAATGTTAAAATGGGGTAAACAATTTTTAGATGGTGAAAGAGAATTAATAAGTAACAGAAAAGATTCAAAAAAAAGAGCAGATGAAATTGCGGGGGAAGGAAGTAGAAAAAATAGTCACCTTTCAAAACATAGAAAAAAACCCTCATTTTTACCTGATATGAGTATGAAAAATAACTCTAATAAATTTTCAACTTCTTTAAAATTATTTGAAGAAATTGAACGAATAAAAAAATTAATGTAAAATGCCATCACAAATCGATTTAATATCCGATAAATTTAGACAAGAACTTGTTGCAAGAAATGTTTATAACGAGAAACAAAATTACGATAGTTCACATCCTAATGCAAATTCGGATGGTGATGAAAAAGGAAAAAATGAAATAGGAAGTTCAGTTGATATTTTATCTCGAACAGATAATGTTACAAAAAATATGTACGGAGAAAAAAATCAATATGGTACCGAACATCCTAATGCGAATTCTGATGGTGATGAAAAAGGAAAAAATGAAATTGGTAACTCAACTGATGTTAAAAAAAGAACAGAGTTACTTGCCAAAAACATTTATAAATCAAATAACAAATATGGATCAGAACATCCAAATGCATTATCAAATGATGATGAAAAGGGTAGAGGTGATGTTAACGGTAAAATTGGAACATTAACAGATATTCAAAAAAGAAATGAAAATATTGTTAAAAATACCTACAAATCAGATAATTCATATTCAACAGAACACCCTAATGCAAGAGGTAATGGTGATGACAAAGGAAAAGGAACAGGTAAATTTTTAGATGTTTATAATTATTCTGCGGGTAGTAAAACAGATGTGAATGAGAGAACAAGTAATACTAAAGTGAATGTGAAATACAATTCTAATAAAACATATCCCGACTTCCCAACAAAATGAGATTTTTAGAAATTATAACAAATATTGTTTCAGAACAAACAGATCCTGCTATTTTAAAAACAACGGCAAATAAACCTATTGTTGACGCAATTAGAAATAGAAACAAAATTACATTTTTTTATACTGGCCCAAGAAAACCGAAAAAAGATAGTGTAAAACAAGGAAAAAGATTTAATGTAGAACCTGTTGCCATGGGGGTTAGTTCCAAAGGTAAACTAATATTAAGAGCGTGGGTTGATTCAAATTCGGGTTCAGTAACCAAATCAGGATTTCAAAAAGGTAATTGGAGAACATTCATTCTAAGTAGAATGAAAAATTTGACGATATCAGATGAAACCTTTGAAAAAAGACCGGGTTATAGGGAAGATGGTGATTCTAAAATGAATCCTGTATATGTACAGACATCATTCAAAGATAAAAAAGACATAGAGAAAAAGAAAAAACCTCAACCAACTCCAACGGAACCTGAGATTACAAAACCTGAACCTAAAAAACCCGAAACTGTTAAACCAGAACCAATAACAAAAAAAGAACCTGAAAAACCTGAGGTAGAAAAATTACCAGAACCAAAACCACAGGAAAAACCAGATCAAGAACCAACAAAAGATATCGAGGGTGATGAGATTTCTAACAAAGAAAAAGAATTACCAGAACCAAAACCACAGGAAAAACCACCAGTAAATCCTGAAGAAGACGAAGAAGAAAATAAAAATCTTCAAGAATCCATCAAAAGAATTAAAACTTTAATGTTTTTTTAAAAAACGTTATTATTATTTAAAATATTTATTATTATGTCACAACAAGGTAAAGGAGTTATAAGTCAAAATGATTTAATGTCAAGACTCGTACAAGCTAAAAAGGTTATGAATGTTGTTGATTCGGGAAATTTTGAAAGAGGAAATGTAAACGAATCGATAATTAAATCTTCACCTGAAGAAATTGACATTTCTACTTTACAAACTCAAACAGTAAAGTCTCCAATGCCAATCAATACATCAAAAATTCAAAATTCAAAATTGCCTGATGCAATTAAAAGGGCAATGATTGAAAATCCTATACCCACAATATCTTTGAATGATACTTTAGATATGGAAGTTGTCAAAGGTGCAAAACGATTAATGGAGCAAGAGGGTATTGTCACAAAGGGTACACAAAAAAAACAAACACAAAACATATCTAATGGTATAGATATGAATTCTATTGCGGTAATGATAGAAAATACTGTTAGAAAAGTTTTAGACGAAAAATTAAATCAAATACTCACAGCACAACAAACAGCAACTATAAACGAAAATCTTGTACTCAAGGTCGGAGATTCTATTTTTAAAGGAAAGATCACCGGAGTTAACAAGGCGAAATAGTTTATGAGTATTGAAAATATTCATCTTTGGCATGCAGATAGAGGGACTTACTTCGATAGAAATGTAAATATAATTTCTTGGAGTGATGATTATCATGTTTATATAGGAAAATATAATTCCATAGGTAGAGATTGTAATTTTTTTTTACATGCAAACCATAGAGTAGATTGGATTACAACAAGCTCTCAATTGTGGGGACCCGTTACACCTGAAATCGCGGACATACACATGCAAATGGGTCATCCAACATGTAAAGGTGATATTATCATTGAAAATGATGTTTGGATTGGTGCAAAATCGACAATTATGTCTGGTGTTAAAATTCATAATGGATCAGTTATTGGAACAGGATCAATAGTGACTAAAGATGTTCCTCCATATTCAATTGTTGTTGGTAATCCCGCAAAAATTGTAAAATATAGATTCAATCCAAAACAAATTGAATCATTATTAAAAATAGCATGGTGGGATTGGACCGAGGATAGAATTAAAACAGAGGCAAAAACTTTATGGTCAAATAATATAGATATTTTTATTGACAAGCATTTATGATTGATATTAAGTACGATAAGGATATTAAAATTACAACAGGTGATCTTTCAAAAATATTCACAGTAGATCAATTACCATTAAAATTTGAAATTAAAAATGTAGTATCAAAAAATATCGTATGGTCCGTTGAGTTAAATAGTAATATGTGGGCACAATATCCTGAATCTGAAATTAATGATGTTGTTGTTAAAGATAAATTTGGAAAGTTCATATACCAATACTATTGGGATATTATGCAACACGGATCAATTTTTTATAAGTCATTATGGTTATATTGTAAAAAATTAATCAATAACAATATTAAACCTAAAGGTTTGGTTATTGGCACACACGATGGTGAATTTGGTGAGTGGGTACCTTTAGTTAGAAACTATATGTCTGATATGATATTAGTTGAAGGTAGTGAAAAACAATACGATAAATTAAAATATAATTATGACGGAAAAGATGGAATCAAATTAATTAATTCCATCATTACTCCAAATGGAGGAAGTGTTGAATTTTTTGAAGGAGGACGGGGATATACTAATTCAATTGTAGAAAGAGTTATAAAAAATTGGGAAACTGAAAAAATATACTCGACGAAAAAAGAATCTATAAGTATAAATGAATTACTCACAAACGACATCAATTGGTTACATTTAGACGTTGAAGGTTTGGATGCAAAACTTATATTAAGTAGTAAACACCTACCAAATTTTATAATATTCGAAGATTTTAATTTATTAGATGATGAGAAATCATCTGTTTATAATTACTTGATTAACAAGGGTTATAATTTACATTCCGAATCAGGAATCTGTATGGCAAATAAATCGATTTGATTTTGTTTTCTTAATTTTTTTTTCTATATTTTATCATATAAAATATTATAATGTCAAAGATAAGAATACTTGCAATACCTTCAGATAAACATGGTGTTGGTAAATATAGAATATTAGATCCTTTTACATTTATTGGTGAAAACTACACCGAAGATGTTCATGTTGATATCCAATTCGATGTCCCAAATAATGATGACGTTTTTAAAAATTACGATATTGTAGTTTTTCACAGTTTCATTCATTCTAACACACATGAAGAAAATATCGATAGAATTAATTGGTTGAAAAAACAAGGCATTGTTACTGTTATGGACATTGATGATTTTTGGACAGTAGATCAAAGACATCCAATGTACGTGCAAGTTAAAACCGCAAAAATCGCAGAAAAGAAAATTGAGATGATGAAACTTGTTGACTATGTTACAACAACTACTCCGATTTTCCAAAAAACAATAAAAGATAAATTAAAAATTGATAAGATTGCAATTTTTCCAAACTCAATAAATGAAGAAGAAAATCAATTTAAACCAAATCCATTACCAAGCGAAAAAATTAGATTCGGATGGTTAGGAGGATCTTCTCACTTACATGATATAGAGTTAATGAAAAACGGAATCTCCTCAATTCATAATTCGTATAAAAATAAAGTACAATTTGTACTATGTGGATTTGATCTTAGAGGTACTATGACTGAGATTGATCAAACAACAGGAAAAATTAATCGAAGAGACTTAAAACCCACAGAAACAGTTTGGTACAGATACGAACAGATGTTTACTGATGATTATAAAGTTTTAGATGAAGAATATTCAAAATTTTTAAATAACTTTGTACAAATAGAATATCAAGATAAAGACAAACCATATGTAAGAAGATGGACACAAGACATTAACAAATATGCGTTAAATTATAATTATTTTGATGTGTCATTGGCACCTCTTATCGATTCAGTTTTTAATTCAAATAAATCACAATTAAAGGCAATTGAAGCGGGATTCCATAAAAAGGCTATTATCGCAAGTGAAGTTCAACCATATACTTTAGATTTAGTAAACATTTTAGATAATGGTAAATTTAATTCAAAAGGAAACGCGTTGTTAGTTTCACCTAATAGAAATCACAAAGATTGGGCAAAATTAATGAAAAAATTAATTGAAAACCCTAATATGATAGAGGATATGGGAAATAGATTATATGAAACAGTAAAAGACAAATATTCATTAAAAAAAGTTTGTAAAGACAGAGTAGAATTTTTCAAATCAATAATTAAAAAATAAAAACAAAAATTATGCATTACTTAGTAACAATCGGTTATGAAACTGAACAAATGGACAGAAATGGTAACCCAAGACTTCAAAAATTGAAATATATTGTTGAAGCAGAAACAGTAGAAGAGGCAACTATTGTTGCATCGAAATATCGTTCAGGAGACATAAGATCAAGTGAAAGTATTTCGATTGTTAAAATGCCGATCGAATGTATCATAGACAACAAAAACACACCTGAATATTACAAATAATGGAATTTTTCAGTAGAGACATACAAATATTAAGACAGTCTCAAAGTAAACTTGCTTTGGAGTATGTGTCCCAAAGAGGTGTTACAATTACGGTTGAAGAACTACAACGAATAACAGATGTATTTGTTGAATGTTGTCTTAGACCAATAGATAACGATCTAAAAGATAGAATTAAAAAATTAGATCTTTGGATTAATGAAAAAATAAATTTAAAAAATGGATCAAGCTGAATTTCAAAACTACTTGAAAAAATTACAAGAGATTGAAAAAAATCTAAATGAAGATGATGACGATGAATTAGATGTAGAATTTATTAATGACATCGATAATTTATTGAAAAAGTTGAATCAGGAAATAAATGTTAACAATACTCAATCATCTAATTTTTTAATTAATGTTAAAATTAAAAAACTACATGATAATGCTGTAATTCCTACATACGCAAAACCAGGTGACGCTGGAATGGATTTAGTTGCAACGTCAATTATATCTAATACCACATTTGATATAACCTATGGGTTAGGTGTTGCTTTAGAAATACCAGAAGGATTTGTTGGATTAATTTTTCCTCGTTCATCTATTAGAAAAACTGATTTGAGTTTAACAAATTGTGTGGGTGTGGTTGATAGTGGATATAGAGGTGAATTACAAGCAACGTTTAAAAAGGTGTACGGAAAAAATGATATTAGAATTGATGAAATGGATTATAAAGTAGGTGATCGAGTTGCACAGATTATGATTATACCATATCCACGAGTTAATTTTGTGGAATCGACAAATCTTTCTGAAACCGATAGAGGTGTTGGTGGATTTGGGTCAACTGGTAAGTAATTATATTTATATAAATAAACGTAATTTTAAATATAAATTTTGAGACAGAAGGTAAAAATTGTAGAGGAGAAGAAAACAACTAACAAGCAAAGAATTAGAGAAATAATAAAAAAACCAAAAGAAAAATTTCTCACAAAATCACAAGAAGAGTATTGGAGAATATTAGGTGAAAATCAAATAACCTTGTGTTTTGGACCTGCGGGAGTCGGTAAATCATATATTGCTATGAAAAGAGCCATAGATTTACTATGGGACGAAAATAACAAATATGAAAAAATTATCATAGTTAGACCGGCGGTTGAAGCTGAAGAAAAATTAGGTTCATTACCTGGTGGTCTTGAAGAAAAGTTAGATCCATATATCTATCCTTCTTATTATCTATTAAATAAGATTATTGGTAAAGAATCAAGAGAAAGATTAAAAGATGAAGGATTCATTGAAATTGCCGCACTTGCTTATATGAGAGGTTGGAATGTTGATAACACTATTCTTGTATTTGAAGAAGCACAAAACGCAACTCCCGCTCAAATTAAATTATTACTTACAAGAATTGGTTTTAATTCAAAATTTTTCTTATCAGGAGATTTAGAACAATCAGACAAATACAAAGATAAAACCAAATCAGGATTATACGACGCCAAAAAAAGATTAGAAAATTTATATGGTGTTGGGATCTTTGAATTTGGAAACGAAGACATTGTGAGAAACCCAATCATTGGTAAAATACTTGAAAGATACGAATAGGGTTTACTTATAACAATATTACACATATATTTTCAATATGGAAATTTATATTAGTATAGATGGAGTATTGAGAAATATTATTCAAAAATTCGATTATCACTATAATGATAATTTCATTAATTCTGAATTTATTGACGAAAACAATTTTGAATACGGTAAAGTTGAACCGGTTCAAAATGATAATTTATTAGATTATTATAAATTTCAATCTAAAGAAGAGTTTGAAAATTTTTTATTTATTGAATACCCAATAGAGATATTTGGTCACGCCGGATTAAGTTATTTTAATACATTCACTGAGTTGAATAAATTAATTTACGAAAATAAAAATCACAATTTTACATTAATTGGATTGGATGAATGGGGTAAATCAAAACCTGGTACATTATTCTTTTTATCTAAAAATGGATGTTTATGTAGTAATATAAAATTTATTTATTCAGAAAAAATTGACGATGAATGGAAAAAATGTGATTTATGGATTTCCGATAATAAAAAAATCTTGGATAAATGTCCAAGTGATAAAGAGTTTATAAAATTTAATACAACATACAACGAATACTTTAAACATAATAAAGAAATAACTAAATTAAGTGAAATACAAGAAATATGGTTGAAATCTTCGGAAAGTACTATTACATCGACATTGATGGAATTACCGAAAAATGTAGAACAGAAAACACAATAAAAGAAGACGATGGGTCAGAAACAACTGAAATCAATATCTTCAAGTATGAAGTAATCAAAATGTGTTTAGAAAGACTTTTAAATGAATTTGATGAAACTGATGAAGACATGGGAGTTTTTGGTCAAAAAGATACTACAACATCTTTTAAATTTGCGTTTAACACATTAATAAAATATGAAATTTTAATTGAAGAAAATGAATAAAGAAGAAACTATTATTAAATTAGAAGAATCGTTATTAAGATTAGAAAATAATGAAAACTCCATTTATTTTTTAACATACGATTCAAAATCAAACCCGAGAGCATCAATAAAACATATCTACGATATGGCACTACACCTAAAACAAAATGGTAAAAACCCAAAAATTTTAGTTGAAGATAAAAATTATCAAGGTGTATCATCATGGTTAGGAGATAAGTATCAAGATTTAGAGGTACTATCTATAAAAGATGATAAAGTAGAACTTAGAATTGATGACATTCTTGTTGTCCCTGAATATTATTCAAATGTTTTACACCAACTTTCCAATGTGAAATGCATGAAAGTAATGTTAGTACAACAAAAAGATTATATTTTTGAAAATTTACCAATTGGTAGTAGATGGAGTGATTATGGTTTTGATAGAGCAATCACCACAACAGAAGCAACAAAAAAATATATTCTAAGTATTTTTCCTGAAAGCTTAGTTCATATCATCCCACCAATGGTAGAAGATATATTCCAACCAAATGATAAATTAAAAAAACCATATGTTGCAATATCTTGTAGAGATAGAAATATACATAGAAGATTAATTTCAGAGTTTTATTTAAAATATCCTCAACTAAGATGGATCACTTTTAGAGATATGGTACAAATGACATATGAAGAATTTTCTAAAAATTTATCAGAATGTATGGTGTCATTGTGGGTTGATGATGAGTCAACATTTGGTACGTTTCCTCTTGAATCAATGAAATGTGGTGTCCCTGTGGTTGGAAAAATTCCAGATACCGAACCCGATTGGTTATCTGAAAATGGTATGTGGACATATGATATTGATAAACTTGTCGATATTTTAGGAACATTTGTTTTAGCATGGATTGAAGGAATTGATTTGAATGATGATGTTAAACAAAAAATGAAAGATACACTTTTACCTTACAATTCTGAAGTAACAAAAAATAACATCTTGTCAATATTTGAATCTTTTAAATCAAGAAGATTTGAAACAATAAAATCAGGAATTGAAAAATTAAAAGAAAAAGAAACAGCATGAAAAAAATAACAATTATATTACCAATTCATAAATTGGATGATAACTATGACGTAATGTTAAAAAATTCTATTCAATCGGTAGAAGATTTTCATAACGATGTGAAAGTTAGTATTGTTTGTCCAGGAAGTCTTAAAGACAAAATTAAAAATTTATCAAATAAATTAGAAATTGATTATGTAATTAATAATGGTAGTACGGATTTTTGTACTCAAATTAATTTAGGTATCACGAAATGTGACACCGAATGGTTTTCAATTTTAGAAGTTGACGATCAGTACAAATCCGTTTGGTTGAAAAACATGAATGATTATATCCAAGAAAATCCGGATGTTGATATATTCTTACCTATCGTTAAAGATATTAATCAAGAAGGGAAGTTTTTAAGTTTCACAAATGAATCAACTTGGGCATATGGTTTCACAGAAAAACAGGGATACTTAGATAATGAAGTATTATTAGATTTTCAAAATTATCAAACAAGTGGTGCGTTATATAGAACATCAGTAATAAAAGAAAATGGAATGTTTAAAGAAAATATAAAATTAACATTCACATATGAGTTTTTATTAAGAATGACACATAATGGTGTTAAAATTATTACTGTACCTAAAATTGGTTATGAGCATGTCAATTTCAGAGAAGATTCACTATTTTGGTTATATAAAAATAATGAGGATACTAAATTGAAAGAACCCGAAGTTAAATTTTGGTTAGAAACGGCAAAAAAAGAATTTTTCTTCAAAAATAAACGTGATGTAAATTATATTGAATCATAAATGCCGAGAAAAAGAACCCAAAAAATATATTTTGGGGAGGATCAAGAACAAGCGGTAATAAGATATTTAGAATCTGAATCCGAGGACGATAGAAATAAGATATTCAACGAATATTTAAGAGAACCCCTGATTATAATGGTCGAATCAATTATTCGACGTTATAAATTGTATAGAAAAGATTTAGAGTTTCAAGAAATACATGATGATACCATGTCATTTTTGATTACTAAAATCAATAAATTTGACCACACAAAAAATCACAAAGCATATTCATATTTTGGAACTATTTGTAAGAATTACCTAATGGGAGCAATTCAGAAAGACACCAAAGAAATGAATAGAAGCGTATCATATGATGATATCTCATCGTCGATAGAAGAAAGTCCCGAACATTCGTACACCATTGATGACGATGTTTTAGATTATAGAGATGTCATAATCAAGTTAACCATTTCTTTAGAAGAATTCATGGAAAAAGAATCTTTAACTGAAAATGAACAAAAACTTGGATATGCGTTATTGGAAATTTTTAGCAATTTTGATAAAATATTCCAAATTGGTGATGGTAACAAATTCAATAAAAACTTGATTTTACTATCATTAAGAGAAATGACTTCACTTTCCACTAAAGAAATTCGAATATCACTAAAAAAGTTTAAAAAATTATATGATGGTATTTTGAGTGGGTTTTTAGAATAAATCTATTTATTTGTTATGAGAGGAGAAAGAAAAAACATAACATTAGATGTTGATTCCGCTTTAGCACTAATGCAAGAAATATATAATGATGTTGTTGAAAATAGAAATACCGCATCTACAATCATGCGTAAAATGATGTCTTTCATGAAAGACGCTGAGGATATGAGTGTTATTGGTCCTGTAATTAAGGAACAACAAAAAATTTTAAATGACTGTACCGAAAAGAAAATTTCACTTGTAAAATTACAAGGTGTTTTATTAAAACAAACTCAGGGGGGTTCGAAAGGATCACCTATGGGTAAATTGAGTTTATCAGACGAGGACAGAGATTTACTTGATAAATTATTAACTGATGACGAAGATAAAAAAAACGAGAATTATAAATTGTAATGAGTTTAAAGAAAAAAATAAATGAATTATTAGCCAAAATTGAGGCAATTGATGCAACGAAAACAAATGAAAATACACTTGATTCTCGTTCATTCACTGATCTTGCCGATCTCGTTACAAAAGATTTACCATCAAGTAAAGAATTAAGTCAAAAATTAGAAGGTTTAAAATCCTCAAGAAAAAATAGAAATAGAAAAAAACAAAATAAAAAGGATATATTTTCTGAAATACTTGGTCCATTAAATAAGATTTTAGAAAGTGGTAGAAAGGCTGATGATTTCGATAAATTCGCATCGACACAAAGATTAAAAAGACACGCAATTGATGCCGCAGATTCAACTGTAAATAAATCCAAAGAGATTGTTATGGATTGTGTGAAAACAGCATTGTTTTCTAATGGTGGAGTTTGTGGTAATAATAAGACATTTAGTGGTTGTACATATGATCAAGTTACACTCAAACCAAGAGAAATAGATTTTTTAAATATTTTGACAATTACCCCAAATAGTGATTTGGGTAAAATTATATACGAACCAATAAAAGAATCGGGTAAAGAAAAGGTAAACAGAAATCTTTTTACCACATTCCAAGGTACTCCCTATCAATTTGATACACCAAGTAATAAAACATTATTTACCATAAATTGGGATGATTCTAATCAACGTTTTAATATCACAGGATTAACACAAGGTAGTTCACCTGGTAACTGTGGGGTTGATGTTAAGGTTGAGGATTTTTTGGATGATTATTATAGTAGTATTGAAATGCCGGATATAAAAACCATTTTAAAAAATGCTATGATAATGACATTAAATGCTGTCAATACTAACCCAATATCTACAAGTGGAGGAGGTGATACTGTAAATGTAAGTTTTGATAGTGCAATTAATGATTTAGAAAGATTATTGAAGAAAATTATGTCTTTCTGTGGAAATCAAACAAAACGAGATGATTTAAAAAATCAGAATCCAACTGACATGTTTGATGAGAACGATGAAGATAAAGAATTTTATTTCAATTTTGACGACGTGGAAGGAATTGATCTTGATGATGAGGATGCAAGACTGAGAAAAGTTTTAGTATTTCAAACATGTAATAATTTTGAAGTTCCAGTAAACACACAAATTGTAGAAGATTTCATATTTTTAGAAAATAAAAAAAGTGCAAACGATTTAATTAATTCAACTCTTAACAAAGCAGCAGCAGACGCATTTGAACAATCAGACGGATCTTTCGATTTACCAAGTTTTCAATTATCATTAAATATAAAATTTTTAATCAACATACCTAAAGCAATAATCCAAAGTATTTTATCGCCAAAAATTTTCTTACCTATAGTTGCAATATATAAATTGTTTTCAGTAACGATAGATGGTACTGTTCAGGCTACCATGGATATTAAACTTTTCATGAAAAAATTATCCAATATGTTTTATTGTATAATCAAAGAGGTTTTTTGGACATTCTTGAGAGATTTTTGGAAAAGAATTAAAAAAGATATTAAAAATTTTATAAAAGATGTTGCGGCAAAAATAATAAAATCCAAGTATAAAAAATATTACATGGTAATATCCGCATTAATTGCGTTTTTAAAAGAAATAAAAGAAGACGATATAGATAGTTGTGCGGAATTAATTGAAACCATAATAAAATCAATAGACAAAGGAATTGAATCTGCCGGTGGATTAGATCTCAAAATCCCAAAACCATTATTGGCGTTATCAGAAAAATTACCATCATTGAACAGTGCAAAAATTATGATGGATACAATATCTAAATTACAGGCAAATGGTATTGATGTCGGACCAATAAATGGAGAAAACAATGGTTTTGTTTCGGCAATATCCTCTATGATGGATTCACTTGTAAAAAACTTAGCAAAGGCACCAATGTCAACAACTAATGCGAGACCAATAACTGTTGTGACACCTTTAGGACCGGGAATTATTCCTCCATTTACAAATAACAGTACGGGTCTTTTTAATACTTAATATGGAAAAGGAAAAACTATTAGAAATTATCAGTGATATAAAAAATAAATCTAACAAAGATTTATTTTCCGCAATTGAAATATTAAGTGATGAATTTGAAAATACAAAACAACTAATAGTTGAAATGACCAAACATTTGGATATTATAGAAGAATATTATAATATGATAAATAATGAAATTAAAAAAAGACATGAAGGATTATGAAAATTATTGATTTAGGTATATGTCTTGATAATATTGATCCGAAAGGTTTAGGAAGAATTAGATGTATTCGATATAATGATTATATATCAGGAAAAGAAAAATCTATAAAATATACTCTATGGGATAAAAGTGATCCATTTGTTGCATCACCATTTTTACCAACAAACATTAATTTTATACCAGAAAATGGTCAAGCAGTTAAAATAATTAATTATAATCCAAACAAAGAAACTGTTAACCAAGAATACATTGCGGGTCCTTTTACAACAACATATGATTTTAATAATCAAACATATTCACAACAAATATCTAACACAACATATGGTATTTTCGTACAAGATAAACCTGATATAAGAGATGATTCTGGAACATATAGAGGTAAGACAGAAAACTGTTTTGCAAACGAAGAAGATTATGCTGTTTATGGTAAGTCAGGTTCAGATTTATTATTCACCGAAAATGGATTACAATTAAGAGGTGGAAAATTATTATCTAAAGATGCTGCGAGTGTAAAAAATAAAGAGATATTAATTAATGAACCAATTTTTGCAAAAAAATCTTCAAACTTATACTTAAAGAAATTTCCTAAAAAAATGGTTCTTAAGGAGAGGGAGATTACACAAAGAAACTATGAAATAAAAAACTTAAATTATTTAGTCGAATATGAAATAGACTCACTATCCCCAACTGAATCAAATCCTGCAACAATAAAAATCTTTGTTTATAAAGTTTTATCTGAGTATGGTAATGTCTTTAAAACTGATTTTTTTAATATTGCCACAGAGGCACCAGGAAGTTTACTACAACTCATCAATGAGGACAACTCTGCAACTACACCTACTTTTACAGAAACCATTACAGATATTATTGATGCATCTAAACAAGTGAGATCAATTATATTTGATATTCACGATTTAAATTTATCTGAAGTTAACCCTTTATACACCGATGAAGATATTCATCCTTTTTATTTTAGACCATCTAAATCAATGGTATCGCTGTCACCTGCAAATCCAACAGAACAGACAAATAAAGAATACTTTATACAAAATACATCAGTTGCAAGAGTTGGACCAACCGCAGGATTAATTTGGTCACAAAACAGTGTTAAGGTACCATTTAAAGATGGTGTTCAAATAGAAAAATATTTAGAAATTGATGAAAATACACCCGAGCAAACTTTTTCGGCCATAAAATCTGATAAAATATATTTTCTTTCTACTGATTTAGGTGATAACGAATCATCTACACCTGTACCCTTTTATGATTTAGATAAGTATGAATATACACAAGAAAACTATGTCAAAGACATAGATCCAAATACATTTTCAACCGTAAGAGGGGAAAATTTATTGGCGGTATTAAGATCAATAATTAATGTGATTTTCACCCATAGACACAATCTTCTGAACTCAATAATTGGACAAACAGATTATTCGGAAGGTGAAGAATTAAAAAGATTATTAGAAACTCTCGAAAACGACATCTTAAATAAGTCAATTAGAATTAACTAATTGATATTTATTAAATAAAAAGATGTCATATTTCCGTTCATATTTTGAGAAAAATAACACAATTATAAAAGATTCGGTGGTTAACACCTCCAAAAATCCATCAACCGAAATTTTTTACGGTGACAAATTTTCTAAATTTATCTTTAAAATTGATTTTGAAGATTTAAAAAATAAAATTACCGGTGGGGATTATGTTATAACCACAGGCACCACTCATACACTTAATTTAACAAACACAATATTTGGCGATGAAACTTTTTTAGGTGCAAAAAGAGGAACGGGTAGACAAAGAACAAATTCCTTTGATTTAATTTTATTTAAAATAAATGAGTTTTGGGATGAGGGTTTGGGTTTTGATTATGAAGAAGGTTCTTATGATTTCACAAGTGGAAATAACACATACGACGAAAGACCCTCGAATTGGTTCAATAGGACAACACTTTACGAATGGACAACTGAAGGTATATACGGAACAACACCTGATATAATCTCAACTATTCATTTTGACAAAGGAAATGAAAATATAATGGTTGATATTACCAATTATGTTAATGGTATATTAACAGGGGGTACTGTAAATCATGGGATAGGTCTTGCATTTTCTATACCGTATCAAGATATCAAAACAGAATTTGAACAATCCGTAGCGTTTTTCACAAAATACACACAAACATTTTTTGAACCGTTTGTTGAAACTTTTTTTGACGATAGAATTAATGACGATAGATTAAACTTTGTTGAAAAAGTTGATCAAAATTTGTATCTATACATAACTAAGGGTACTAATTTTTATGATTTAGATTCAAACCCAACCGTTGACATATTGGATAGTAACAATACACCAATTCCAAGTTTAACAGGATTAACATCCACAAAAATAAGAAAAGGAGTATATAAAGTTACATTTGGTATTGATGGTTTATTATGTGACGGAAAACGATTTTTCTTTGACAAATGGAAAGGATTAACAATAGATGGGGTTTCAGTATCAGATACAACACAAAAATTTATTCCTAAACCATATACAAGTTTATATGGTATTGGTGATAACCCAAAAGATTATAAGAGATATGTTGTACAATTTTATGGTATAAAACAAAATGAAAAAATTATAAGAGGAGAAAAAAGAAAAGTTGTATCAATTTTGAAATCTATAGAAAATCCAATTTCAAATGTTTTTGACGATGTATTTTACAGAATATACATTAAAGAAGGTAGAACAAATGTAGTTGTTCACGATTGGACACAAATGGATACAACAAACGAAAACTCCTTTACTTTGGATACTTCAATATACATACCAAGAGAATATTACGTAGAAATAAAAGCAAAAATAAATAATGAAGAGATTTTCTTTAATGAAGAAATAAAATTTGAAATTCTTTCAGAAAGGGCTTCATTAATGAACAGCGTATCATAAATTAATCAATATTTATAAAATATGAAAAAGTTAGACGAAATTATAAAAAAACACTTGAAACAAATAACTGAAGAACAGAATCATGAAAACTACATGTTTTTTGGAAATATTGAACAAATGAAAAGACAGTGTGATCTTTTGATGAAAGAAGATCACGATATGATCGATGGTATATTAAAAGAACATGATTGGGCTCAAGATCATATTGCAGAGGCCAAAAGTTTATTAGACCAAGTTTTCGATTTCCTAATGAACCAAACCAAAGGAGATGGAGAAGAAAAATCAGTAAAAGCTGACACTTCTCAATTTAGTCTAAACGAAATGGAAGAAATTGATGAAAGTAAAAATTGTCCCACGGATCCTGCAAAATGGGCAGCATCTAAAGCGGCGGCCAAAGCTAAATTTGATGTGTACCCTTCTGCATATGCAAACGGTTGGGCAGCAAAAAACTACAAATCCAAAGGTGGTGGATGGAGAAAATGTAAAAAATAAACCATGAAAGAATTTATCAAAGATTTAGAAACATTTCTTAGAAAAAATTGGAGACCTATAGTAATTATATCAGGAGTACTTATACTCCTTAATTATTATCCCGATATTAAGAGTGGGATTATGGATGGTTGGTTAAATAAATAATAATATGAATATCATTGTATCTAAAGAAGATAAGGATTACATAAACGAATGTCTTGAATCAGGTGAAGTTTTAAAAGAGGACTTAAGAAGATGGTTCAAAGAGAAATGGGTAGATGTTAGTAGAAAAGTAAAAGGTAAACACCCACCTTGTGGTAGAAAAGATGCTGATGGTAAAGCATATCCAAAATGTAGACCATCAAAAAAAGTATCGAAAGAAACACCAAAAACAGCATCTTCTTACAGTAAAAAAGAAAAGAAATCAATGACTTCTCAAAAAAGAAGAGCCGAAAAAAAAGACCCTAAAGTCGGAAAGGGAAATAAACCGACAATGACAAAATTTGATGAAAATATGGAGAAAAGAACTGTAATTCAAATAACCGAGGAACAATTTAATAGATTATTTAACTATAATGAACAAGTACCCGTACTAATGTACGAAGACGAATTTGGGTCAATTCAAAATACAAACTATGAATTAGATGATTTATTAAATGAAGCCGAATACCAAGGTCGTAAAGTACAATTAGGTAAAATAATGCAAGGAGACGTAAAGAAATTCAAAGTTTACGTTAAAAATGATAAAGGTAAAGTAGTGAAAGTTAACTTTGGATTTGGTGGAAAATCTGCTAAAGGAAAAGTTATGAAAATCAAGAAAAATAACCCTGAAAGAAGAAAATCATTTAGAGCGAGACATCATTGTGATAATCCAGGTCCACGTTGGAAACCAAGATATTGGGCATGTAGAACTTGGTAATTAGTAAAAAATTACATTAATATTACATTCAAGGAGAAGTTGGTAGGATTTACTTTGTGATTCGTCCCACTTCTCCTTATTTTTTGTGGTACAAATATGTTTACAGTAAACGACCCTGATACCGCAGTTTACAATTCCTCTTGCACAATCCATACAAGGTAAACCAGATGTTAAGTATATTGTGGCACCTTTTAAAGGAGTACCAACACGAGCGGCGTTATATATTGCATTACGTTCCGCATGTTCAAACCAGAAGTATTTTTCAGGTCTTTCCTGACGTTCTTCTTTAGAATCGTCCATTCCCCTTGGAAATGAATTATAACCCGTAGAAAGTACCTCATTATCCTCTCCAACAATAACAGCACCTATCTGTGTAGATTGATCTTTGGATTTAAGTTTAACTTGTTCTGCAATTCCTAAAAAATATTCGTTCCAATTCATATTAATTTATTCGGTATCCAATACCATATTCTTTCTTCAGAATATCTGTTTAGTGATTTCCCTTCTTTTTTTTCTATTAATTTACTTATTTGTGATACGTGATCTTTGTTTTTAATATCTACTCCAACCATATAACCATTCCCGTCTTTTATATAAATTGTGTCTTTCGTTGGTTCAACATATTTTCCTTCATCATAAAGTTTCAACATTTTCACCATTTCGTCCTTCTTCATTTTACATTCAATTCCTCTTGAATATATCATTTTTTCAAGGACATCTAACCTTAATTTACTATAATCTGTATCTGACATATTGCAAATATACAAAATAATCTGGAATATACCAAAAATAAAAAACCCCCAATTTCTCGGGGGTTCTTTATATATCAAGATAAAAATTATCTTAAAGTGTCCAAACTGAATGTTTGTAATCCGAAACAGTTGATCACACCGAAGTAACGGTTGTTAACCATTTTCTTCGCGTATCTTGTCATGATACCCTTGATTGGGGTAAAGTTGAACGGATTGTACATAGTTGGGGTCAACTGTAAAGGTACATATGGTGCGTAGATGTAACCAGCGTCTAACAATGACTTACCTTTGTGTCCCATGATAATTTTACCAGCTGGTAAATATGGATCACGGTAAACTTGATAACGACCTGCTATTGAACCGATTTTCTCGATACCCATGTTGTACTGATCTTGCTCAGGATGAGCATTTGATACGTGGAAATACTCTAAATCATCTAATACAGCAGAAACTTCTGAAGATACAACGATCCAGTTAGCACCACCTCTTAAAGTTGATTTATGGATTTGAGCAGAAACCTGATTGATCTTAGTGATCAAAGTTTGGTTCCAGTCTTTTTGAGTGTAACCAGCGAATGCTACACCACCATTACCATATCTCCATTCGTTATAGTCCCACTTAGCAGTCCAAGCGGCACCTTTACGAAGGTCACGAAGGATTTCACGATCGATTTCAGCTGCGATTTGCTCAGATAACAATGCTGTTAACTCAGCTTCAGCGTCGATGTTGTGGAATGCACTTACGTCTTGAGCCAATTCAGGAG